TTATATGTGGATTTACTGTATAAAATTTGAGCAATATATTAGCGGGTAATGGTAGCAGTACCGCTAACGAGTCGCCACTCACAATGGCTATGTAAAGATAGTAATATCTTTCGACGGCAAGACCGTACCTCGTAAAAGTCGCAAGACTAGCCAGCCATAGGCAAAGAAAACAGAAGCATGGATATTTTCCCCGCTTCATTGTGAGTATCTACCCTGAAATGTAGATGATATTAAACCACGACAAGGGCGAAACTTATACGGCGGTGCGGTGAAGTCTGATACCAATCCTCCCAAGATGGAAGCACTTGATTCCTATCCTCGCCAATCTTCACGGATTGGGAGGGGAGTCGAAACGGTGATTTAAAACGCAATGCCTTGCGAGTCATTATGAAACGGCTAGTTTAGCGTAGTAAGGTTGTCACCAAAGTAGAGACTGGTTTTATCAAAGTCGGAAACATTATCCGGTCATTATGACTCGATAGTAAGCGCCGCAATGTTTTTGGGTAACGGATAAATAGAATAGTCCGTATGGGTAAAACCGTGATGCAAAAGCCGAAAGGTGAAAGCAATAGCTAGGCATGGATTTGTCTACTAATTGCGACTAACTCCCGAAAGCGTTAAGCAAAGAATGCGACAACGGGGAACAACGATACCACGTTAAACAATAGCGCGGCGGTGATTTGATTATCACGCTGCCTTTTGTGTGTGAGGCGTTCCCCTGAATCAAATAGCACTGGCTCAATTGCTAATTGTCGGGAGTATAAAGGGGAAAGAAATTGCACTGGTAGCGCGGTGCGTCCTGCTTTGAGGAAAGATAAGCAAAATTGATAGCGTCGAACGGCTCCGGGCTGTTTCCCCATTCAGTGATGGGCGTAGCTATCGAGCGTTGCCGGTCTAGCTAATACCGGCTAGAGTTCTACCTTCCAGCTCCTGGACTCTCCGGCGGCTGGTTGTAGTGTGTTTCGGGTAGACCTTAAATCTTATGAGGCGAGGTCTATCCACCGAAGCGCGTTGCTTCCTTCAAACTAAATGGTTAATTATCGAGGTGTTATCATGGCTAAACTGAATGCTACCCAAACTCTGATTCTGGAATCCGTCAAGAATTTCCGTGAAGGTTCCCGTGGTCTGGTTAAGTCTTTCGAAGTAGTTGTGTCTGATTATTGGGGCAAAGACTCCTGTAACCCGGCCAACATTGAATTTTTCGTGAACGCTATCAAGCGTTTCCCTCAGTTACAAAAGGCGGTCATTAATGACCTGCTGCCGCGTATGGCTAAACTGACTATCAAGCTGGACAAAGACAACACGTCCGCTGATAAGAAAGAGAAGGCTTACACCGTGGTTAACTGGAAACCGAACGCCGAAAAAGGCGAAGTTGCGACCACGAAAGAAGAAAAGGTTGCTTTCCGTACCTTTGTTAAGTCTTTCATCGAAGCGGAGCATACTTCTCTGCTGCACGATAAAAAGACCGTGGCGCGTACTGAAAAATCCTACGACATGGATAAGTCTGCAAAAGCAATCCGTACCTCTATCCAGTCTCAAATCCAGGCTGCGATTGATAGCGGCGCTAACATCGACGTGCTGCGTAATATGGCACTGAAAGCTGTTAGCGATATGTTTGCAGCTGATAACGTCCGTGAACTGCGCAACAAAGCAGAAAAGAAAGCGGCGTAACAGTGGGATTATCAAGCCTCTGATAGCAGGGGCTTTATTAAATTCACTGACGACAGGAGTAATGTTATGAAGCGTAACAAGTACACCGTTGAATACGGTGATATTGACATTCATGAAGGCGTGACAGCATTCTGGGCAAAGTTTGCCGGATTGATTATCGCTGCAATGATTGTAGCAAGCCTGTTCATCTAAGGGATAGGTGTCACTACTGTGACGGTTCCCCCTTGCAACGTAGCGCGGGAAAGGTAGGCATAAGCCAGCGCGTAGGTTCGGTTAGCGCCCGATTAGTGCGTAAGTAGCTTCCAATGACGATAGGTTGGTGGCAGTCCCTCAATTGCCACACCATTTAACTGACAAAGGGGTTAGTATGTCTGTTCAATTCATCATGAATGCGTCAATCTACGCAGTCAAACCAAAGGGTAAATCTCGCCAGCCTAAACGCAAGCAAGCCCTTTCGCCGATAGGAGGTCGTAAGAGTGCCAGTGAACTGACTACAAAACTCTTAGACGGTCGTAAGCGTAAGTGTCTGCACTACCAGGTGAGTCAACACGGCTTCAAGACCAAAGTGTCAGGTGAAACAATTAAGCTGGGTGATGAGCGTACCTACACACCTGCTATGCTCGCTGCTAAGGCAGAAAAGCCACGCAAGAATGCGAAAAAGAAAGAGCCTCGCATTCATAAGGCACGTAAAGCTGGCACTAAACACGCTAAAGGTTTACGTCATGGCTAGTAAAACGTGGAACGACCTCGAACATCTTCAAAAGTGTAAAGGCCGCTGTGTTCCGCGTGTCAAGAGCAAAAAGCTCTACAAACGTCTACAGGCTGAGAGAAAACAACTCAAGGCTAACATCAAGAAAGCACACGATAGGTCAATGGCGGACACGTCACGGCCTACAGGTGTGAGTTACACAAATAACGTGTGGGGTTTCTAACCATGATTTATTCAGGCAAAAATAAACCAGTAAGAGTCCAGTTTAAGGGAGCTTCTAAGCTAGTATCTAAATCTTTCGAAACAACGGAAGAGGTTAGTTCATCCACTAAGGAAGAACAAGATGCTATCATTGCTGAGTTAATGGCTGGACAAGCTAAACGCCTGAATGAAATCTCACACAAAGGTAGTGCTAAAGAGCGTCGTCGACAGGCTAGAATGGAAGCAGAGGCAAGGGCAACAGCTGAAACAGTGACGTATCACCCTCAGCGTCCAGCTCCTGCACGTAGAGTAGAGTCACAAACTACTGTGACGGCTGCCCCTGTTGAGCGCAAAGGTTCTACTGTTCAGCGCACTGTTGAAGTTCGTACTGGTCAGTCTGACTTCCGCAATCGTGTATCAATGAATTTCGGTGGCTCGTGTGCAATCACTGGCCACAATGTTACTCAGTGCCTGCAAGCTGCTCATATTAGCCCGTTTGCAGATGATAAGAACAACAACACTTCAAACGGCATTCTCATGAGTGCTGATTTGCACCTGTTGTTTGACAACCACCTGATGAGTATCAATCCTGATACTTTGACGGTTCACTTTAAATGTAATCACCCTTATGCGGCTCTGTATGAGGGTAATGGACTCAAAGCACACCGTGTCAAATTAGATGTGGAAGCTTTGCGTATCCACTGGAACCTGTTTAAGGGTTAATTATGAAAACGTTTCTGACTGTTGTTCTGTCCGTACTGTTCCTGTTCCTGGCTGCCTTCTTCTGGCTCATGGGTGGCAACATGTTGGCAAGCGTTTTCCTGATTCTTGCCTTGTGGCCTGCAATTCGTGTGGCTCTGTTTGGTAGCAAGCCACAAATTAACATCCATGTTAAACGTGATATCTGGAGTTAACCATGCGTAAAGAAATGTTTGAATTGAATATCGGCGAACGTTTTAAATCAAACGGCGCGGTGTTCGTGTGCATCCGTATGTATGGCGAGTATGACAATGTACTGGCTATCGACGAAGATTCTAAGCGTATGGTTAAGTTCCCGCCGTATGCAGCGTGCGAATTCCTACCTACTCAGGTAGTTGAACCAGTAGAAGCTGGCGCACTTGATGTGAATGATGTTGTTCGTATGGTAGATGATAAGAACAACTTCAATTCTGAAACGTTTTTAATCCTACGAAAATGGAGGGGTGTATTTCTCCGAAGTTCGTGCCAAAGTTCTGGAAACTGGCGACATTACTTCCATCAACCCATATGCAATGGTTAAGGTGCTCACTCATGGCAACTCGTAATACTACTGTGACGGCGCGTTCTGTTGTATCTGGTGTGGTTGCATTGTGCGCCACTGGTGTGTTCGGCGGCCTGTTATTTGCCGCAGCTTTGGGGATGTAAATCATGCGTCAATCAGCTTTCCAATTATTAAAAGCCTCTCTCGATAACAACAACGGCGCACCTGTTAGTCAGGTACAGCGTGAAGTGCTGTTAAATAAGAAAGTGCTTTATCGCTATGCACGACCAACCCAGCAGGTGTTCGGAACCATTACAGCGTTCACCGGAAACATCCAGCGTGTGTGGGTTAAGTGGTCTGATGGGGCAGTTGAAGCCCGTAGTATCAAATCTTTAGAGGTTATCAAATGATGAAACGTTTATTGGTAATCCTGCTGATGACTGCTTGTCATCCAGCTCCTGCGCTTGCACATGAAGCTGACCTGTTTCTGCCGCAAGCACTCGTTGACGAAATGAACGACGACGCTAAGGTGGTGTGTGATGCTTCTTCTCAAGGCGATTCTGATACTTGTCTTGATGTTGTTTTCGATAGCTATCTTGAAGCTGTCGAGATGGGTGCGAGAGAAACTGAGGAAAAGACGTTAGTCGATATCCTCAAACTCGCTGATGTGCAAACAGGTTGTGTCGATAACCCTTCTCAGTCTTGCAAGATTTATACACCTCTCTGGGGTTCGTATTATGTTGTAGGTGAGGCTAATAAAGCGAAGGTTCTAAATGGTACGGGCAGAGATAACGCACTTCACCCCTGAGCAGTACGAGAATTACAAAGCAGTGAAGCCTATGATGTGTGACTTGTATGAGCACACAATGAAGCCTCACTCTCCGTTGCCTCTATCACCGGAGGCAATCAACCGAATGAAGTCTGACCCATACATCAAATTCAGTGATGAGATGTTGGACGACTTCTTTACTATCTGGCAGAACCGTCGAGAATATGCGATGGGTGTTTGTCTGCACCAGAAGTACTACTGTGACGCCGGGCTTGAGCAGGGTGACATCCCGCTTGAAGTAATCGCCAATCGTGCTAATCACTTGGCACTGTATGCTCGGAGCATTAATTTCCAACAGAGAAGATGGATACCAAAGAAATGAAACCTGCTGTTATCGGACAGACTGAGCGTGACTTAGACCGTCGTGAGCGTCTTCTGAATAAGAAGAATGAGAAATCTGAAACACAACAGATTAGCGAAAACCTTCGCCGTCTGCGTGAAGAAGAGTACTCTGTACGCCGTAACAACACTATCCGTGGTTGGTAGCATGGATATTTTCAAAAATGCTTTCTTTTGCCCCGTGTGTGGTACACGGGGTAATTTGTCTGATAGCGTCTCTGGTCTTGTTAAGGCTGGCGCTCCCATTAAACGTAAATGCTCTGGCTGCGAAACCGAATTCAATATTCGTGCAGACTACACATTTAAAACAGAGGTAATCAAAAGTGGATAAGATGTTTGTTACTTGTCCTCATTGCGAGGGTAAGAAAGAAGTTACACCGTGGACGATTGCATATCGTGTACGTCAGTTCGACCAGATTCGTGTTACCTGCACTCACTGTGGGCAACAATTCAAAATCCTGGCAGATATTAAGTATCTGACCGAGAAATAACACTGCTGTAGACGCTAGTCTGCGTTGCTGAAGGCGGCAGCTCATCGTCAATTCCCTGAGATGGGACAGTTCCCCAATGTAGCCCTCTGTGAGTCTACCAACTCGTTGTACAGATAAGGTCTCCTCCTTTGGCCGAGCACGTTGGAACAGGAATGAATGAGTTAGGTGGAGGTTTTGCTCCCACATGGAGATTTCCCTCGCATACATAGTTAACCGCTATGACACCGATTAGGTTTGACTGCCAGGAAGAGACTGGCAACTCACTAATGAGTATTCTCTGAGTATTTATTAGTCAGTTAATCCACATATAATAAGGAGTTCACTGTGAAAGGTTTAATTCCTGGTGAGAATGCTCTTGTGATTGGTGCTCGTACTAATCACGGAAAGAAACATTTGGTAGGTAGAACTGTCTTACTTGTTCAGCGTATGGCTGTTGTAGATGCTGATGAAGATGGTGTATGGCGTGGCTCTTGTGTAATCTTCCCAGACACAACCTATAACTTAAATCTTTCTGGTAAAAACCTCTGGTTGATACGGAAAGATGGTTATCACAACCCGATGGTTGTGGTCGATTTACCAGAAGGTTATGCGTTTGTTGCAGAAGAAAATCTTTTACCAATCCAACCTGATGATGGTTTGATTGAAGAATTTAAACGTGAGAGCGACAAGCTCTTAGAAAAGGCTTAACTACTATGACGGCTGACTCAGTGCTCAAATTCCCCGCTGAAACTTATGTCATTATGACTAAGAAAAACGAAGTGGTTTACGTCAGACATAACCTGCTCACTGCAAAACGTTATGCTACTAAGCGTGGCTATGTTCGTATCGGTGAGTTAGACGCTGATGGTTATCTCAAGCGTGTCTGGTGGAAAGGTTATCGTAAGCTCCCCGAAGGTGGTCCATATGCCGGAATCATTTCAAAAAGATGGATATGGTTTAACCCTGGTAAAGTCAAACCGGTCTGGAGAAAATAAAATGGCTCTTATCGTTACCGTATATAAGAAAGCATTGGATAAAGACCGTGATGCTCTTTACTTCAAATGTAATGGCCAGTTCTATAAGCTCAGTATCTGCCAACATCGTTATGATACGATGCACAGTTTGATGAGTAAGTTCCGAGCTTTTGCTCGTGAAATGTTCTTCAAATCAACTGACCTGACGCCATATCAGTGTTCTGGTGAAGGTCTTATCTTCACAGGAGCACGATTCAATGCCTCAGCCTACAGGCTTTTACCGGAACTTAAAGCGCCACGTCGAGGACATGAAGTGTCCCGTTTGTTACGGGGGCGGTAGTTGCAACGACGCTGAACCTGGTGATATGTCATTCAATGAATGGACATGCACCGCTTGTAATGGTACGGGTTGTGCCGTATCTAAAGAAACTCTCCTCATGCAAATTAAGGAAGACATTAATGAATTCTCGTAACACCAAAGCATTCCGCCGTAACGCTGAAAAGCGTATGAATCGCCCTTCCAAGATGGAAAGCATCAGCAATGGTGCTCTGAAATCTGAAGCGGTTATTCTTCGCGGCATTGTCCGTAACATCAACATGATTGAGCAAACCCGTCCTTTCGGGACTCAGTTGGTGTAATCGGACGCCACCTGCCAGCCCCTATGAGACTATCAATCTCACCTCGCCAATAGGGGTTGACGGTACAAGCCTTCCAGAGATAACTGGGTTAACAAACGCCATAACAAGCAGTTTCCGAGAAAACCTGCTCTAACAAAACTCGGCATCGCCCATTAACCGCCGCGAATCCGGAAAAGAAACTATGAAATCTATCCGAGCTAGTCCGAAGCAGTAAATTTAACCGAGAATGTGACTCGAACTAAGAATGCTTCCCTTGATAGGGCGTGTGCCGTCTACGATACAGGCGGCAACGAAAAGCTCTAAGAGTTCTCACGAGAGTTCTTAAAGGTTTTCGTTATCGTCGTAGCGTCTATGCGGTTTTAAGAAACAGACCACAAAGATAAATGCAAATGATAATGCGTTCCGAGTAGCAGCTTAATCGCCAATGCGCTCGTGAAGGGTGAGTCGCCTTCATAATCGAAACGACCGGAGTGTTCTCCCTACTCTGTATTAAGGAAAGGGGGCTCGATGGATGATGCAGGTAGTTGCTGGCTACAGAAGGCGCGCTGTTACGTAGTCAGTACGAGGTTCGAATCCTTGGTCGTCCCACCTCAGCGGGTAATGTAGGATTATCAGTCCATTGTAGGCATACAGTGGTGCGCAACTGATTCAGGTTCGACTCCTGATGCCCGCTCCAACTTAATTAACCAAACTAACAAAGAGAGATTCAAAATGGCTAAAGGTGCTAAGAAACAAGATTCCAGCTCTAAAGTTTTCGCTAAACCGGCAACCTCCCGCAACGGTTACAAGCGTAAGTCCAACAAGCGCGTTGATGTTCTGGGCGCTCAGCTCCAGCGTATCGCACGTAAAGCGATGAACCGCGCTGGCGCTAAAAGCTTTCCTACTGGCCTGACTAAGGGCGAGTAATCGCTAGGGTGATATCATGTCTATCAAAGTGATTGATAAAACTAAAGCAAAGGCAACTTTCAGTGAGTTGCCCCTTTGGTCATACTTCCAGGTTGATTCAAACGTGTTCATTAAGGTCAACGATTCAAAAGACCTAAGCCATCGTGGGATTAACTTTAACGCTGTTGATGTGGAAGGCGGGTTCAAGCACTTCTCCTGTACTCAGCGGGTCAAGCACCTGTTGGATGTTGATATCATCCTGAAATAATTTATAGGGTAGCTGGCTGAGTGGCTTAGGCATCGGATTGCAAATCCGAATCACACCCGTTCGAATCGGGTGCTACCCTCCACTTCTGAGGTATTTATGTGGAAACACATTAAAGACTTCTTCTGTAAAGATATTATCGAGGCGCTCAATCATGACCGCTTCGCAAGTGTCAAGCAGTCTGGTGGCTCAAAAACGTATGACCGTTATGAGCCTTCTCGTAATCTTCACTCGGAGCCTAAACTCCAGTAACTACTGTGATGGTGCGTTGAATGAAAGTTGAAGTTACGAATCATAAAAAGGTAACAGTTGGAACTGTTAAACCTGGCGAGGTTATTTGCATAAATGATGAACATTATCTTGTTCTCAGCAACACGTCGAGCCACTTCGTCAGAAAGAGTGATACCGAATTGCGTACAATGCTGGCGCGTTTAGACACTGGTGAAGTAATCGCACCAGTTAATAATGTATACTGCACTGTTGTTAAGAGTGCAAAGGTTACACTCACGTTCTAACCTACAACGTGAAGGGTTCTTTCGAGAGCCCTTTGAGTTGAGGCTTAGATAACCTTGACACCTAACCGTCACCGAAAGGTGACACTAACTTAAACAATGCGAAACGTAGGCCGGGTAATTCACCGCCCCTTAGAATCGTATCCCCTCACTTCGGACGGGGTAGGGTTTGTTAGGTCTTACATGCTTCTAGGGATAAAGGCGGCTCGTCCCCGCCTCCCTATTTTAAAATAGGACTTATGCGAATGATTGTCCCTGACAAAAAGTTAGAGATGTATGAGGACGCTCTTGAGGCAATGATTATGACTCTTTTATTAGAAGAGCGTATTGCCAAAATTGAGAAGCGTAAGGCTCGTACCAAACAGAAATTAGTAGGTTGTGCTGCTGCAATCACTAACACTTGGTGTACTGATATTCAAGTACAGGGTGTTATTGTTGGTATAGCAATGCAGAGCAATCCAAAAGCTGCTCTTGTTCGAACTGTTCGAGAGTACAACAAAGTTATGGCTGAGATTGAGGAGAAAGGGAGTGTTGTACTCGACTTTGACCGATAGTGCTATCAGCCGGTTGATTGCCACCAAATACGCTAACTGCGACCGTGGTGCAAGCAATGAGCCAAAGGTTAAAATGAGCCTTGAGAAGATGGTTAAGCTGTTCCGAAAAGGTGATGGAACTTGCTACTACTCAGGCGAAGAATTCAGCGATGTGCATGACGTTACATTTGAACGTCTTGACCCATTGTTGGATTACACGGAAAGCAACGTTGTCTTTGTTCGTAAAGAATATAACAACGCCAAGTCTTTCGTTGATAAATTCCTGCGACTCAATAAGATTCCTGACGCTGTTAAGATTGCGATTCTGAAGAAGTGCATTATGGTTCTTCAGCGTCGAATGAATAACAAGTTACAGCAGGAAGCCTTGCGTGTGGTTAAAGAGTCACAACGACAAGCAGCAGAAGCAGGTAGGGCACATCGTCTCGCAGAACAGGCGAGAGTTATGAAGCGAGGTCGTTTCAATGGTGTCAGCAAACCTGGAACAGGTGATTAACCTGCCTGGATTTGGCATTCGCCAATCTGATGGTCGCATTCACTGGTTCCCAAAATCCAACCCACGTTGTTTACCGGAGCCAGTCAATGACAAAGAAGCAAAAGAAGAGCAAGCCACTGAAGATTGAAAATGAATCAATGGTTGTTCTGGAAGTTAAAACTACTGTGACGTCTCCCGTCTTAGTGGGCACTTTGCTTGGTAAGAAGTTTATCTTCCACAACAAGGAGTTCCACTATTATGTCTGACTACTGGTGGATTGATTACGCACTACTTGCTGTTGGTGCTGTAATCTGGATATTTGTCGAAGGTTATTGTGGTAGAAAGTCATGACTACCTTATGGCAAACAAAGGGGATGTTGATAAAACGTAACACTATTAGCATGGGTGAGGCATACGTCATTCACCGTCGTGAAATGGTGTATTATCGAAATCTTCTAAAATTCTACGGCATTTGGAATTATGGAACTGAAAGCTGGTATAAAGCTAAAGAAAGTTTCCTTACCCATCGTGACCGTGTAGACGAAATCAATAATTCAGTGAGGTAGTTAGTGTCAATCATTAACCCATCCACCCTATATCACCTGAAATCTCAGCGTGATGGAGCCCAATCCGCCACCACTTATGAGAAAGGCTACCGGCTCGCTATGGAAGGTCTCAATGCAGCAATTGCATTGGTTGAAACTCTGCAAATGGCAGAACGTGATAGCACACTGGTAATCCGTACAAACGGCCAGTAATTTGCTTAAGCCTTCTTTCGAGAGGGCTTATTCACTTTTACTGTAATGCAAACAAAAAGAGGAAGTAACATGGAACAGCAACATTTTGTAGCCCGTGGCAAGAATGTATTCACTGCGTCTGACCGTGGTGATGAGATTCCTGCTATCCCAACCGGCGTCTATGTGGTTGATTACAACCCTATGGCTGGCGGTTTCTTCCTGCGTCGTCAGGCTGACATGACTCTGCCTGAGAAGCTGTACGGTACTGTTGAGCCTCGTGCTCGTAAAGTGCTGAACACCTTCAACAGCCGCACGGACAAGAACACCGGCGTACTGCTGTCTGGTAACAAAGGCTCTGGCAAAACCCTGCTGTCCCGTACCATCTGCGCTCTGGCGCTTGAAGAAGACAAACCTGTTCTTCTGATTGAAGAAGCGTACATGGGTACTGAGTTCAACCAGTTCATGAACTCCATCACTCAGCCGGTTGTCGTATTCATCGACGAGTTCGAGAAGAAATACAACGACCACGACAAACAGAACGGCCTCCTGTCCCTGCTGGACGGCACTGGCGTTAACAACAAGCTGTTCCTGGCGACTACCAACGATGGCCAGGTCAGTGAATTCCTGCTGTCTCGTCCAAGCCGTTTCTTCTATCACTGGCGTTACGTCAAGCTGGAAGAAGAAGTTCTGATTGGCTACTGTAACGACGTGCTGGTCAACAAAGACTTCCTGCCGAAAATCCGCGTGTTCTGGGGTATCAGCACTGACATGTCCTTCGACGTGTTGCAGTCTGTGGTTGAAGAACTCAACCGTTACCCTGACGCCAACTTCGTTGACCTGATTCTGGACATGAACGTGACGCTGGGTGAAGCGACCCGTATGCACTGCCGCACCACCAAAGTTACCTGGGGTGACGAAGAGCTGAAAGTTCACGACGCTCACGTTATGGTTGACCTGGTCGCTGTACATGAAGGCAGCCACCTGTTCAATATCGGGTTCGAACTCGATAACTGGAAAGACATGGCGACCTTCATCAGCGCGATGGGCAAATCCAACTGCTATCACTACAACCGCGAACTGGTGGAAATCTCCAAAGAGCGTGAACCGACCGAAGAAGACCTGGAAGATTTTGAAACCCCATTCAAAGCCTACCTGCGTCTGGACACGGCGACCGACACCTTCAGCACTACCAAAGGTGCTCGCTTCGAACGCCAGATTGACGGCAAATTGTTCACTGTAACAATCGAGCCGATGAAGGCGAAGACTGAGAAAGACATGCTGGAACGCCTGTTCAGCTAAGTGCTCTGCGCAAGCCCTCTTACGAGAGGGTTTGTTCGGGGTCATGTTGGCTCCGGTTTCAACAACTAACTGATAAGGTTAATCCATGTCTCGTGAGCAAGACTTGTTCAAGAAGTTTAAGAAGTGGGGTTTAGGTGGTCTGGTTGCAGTCGTTGCACTGATTGTTGGCCTCAACTCCTACACCGTTGTGCAAGACGGTACGGTTAAGACTCAGACCTTCTGGTAAAGTCGCCACTGCACCTGTCAAGCCGGGCTTCCACATCGTGAACCCGTTTGCAAGTTTTGATACCTTCTCCACGAAGGATATTAAAATCTCATACGACAAGCTCCAGGTTCCTAGCCAGGACAAGTTCAAATCCACTGTGGATATGACTGTCATGTTGCAGTTTGATGGCTCTAAAGCGCCAATGAACCGCATCAACGCTGGTACTCAGGAGCAGGCTCTGGATAAGTACGTAGAGCAGAAATTGCTCTCTACTGTCCGTGAGTTCGGTAAGTCTGTGCCCAAGGCGCAAGACCTTTTCAACGCTGAAATCCAGGCTCAGTTGCAGGATTCTGTGAAAGCAGAAATCGAAGCGTACGCCCGTCCTTACGGTTATACCGTTAAGGAGATCTTCTTGCAGGATATCACCCTGCCGGAAGTTATCATGACTCAGGTGACCAACACCAAGATTCGTGAAGAAGAGGTGAACGCAGAGAAAGCTGAACTGGCTAAGAAAGAACAGATTGCTCAACAGCAAGTTGTTACTTCTGTGGCAGCAAAAGAGTCTCGTGCTAACGCCGCTCAGGCTAACGAACGTGATGCTGATGCTAAGCTGTACGCAGCTAAGAAAGAAGCAGAAGCTAACCGCGCCCTTCAGCAGACCATCACACCTGAGATGATTCGCTGGAAAGAACTGGATGTTCAGCAGACCATTGCTGATAAATACCAGGGTGGCGTTCCGAACACTGTTATGGGTGCTGGCTACGCTGGCTCTACCATCTTCGACAGTCGTTCCAAATAATCGATAACATAGGTGCTTAATGTCTAACTTCATTGTTGATTGTGTAGTGGTTGCAATTAAAGGTGGCATCGGAGTGATTCTGATTGCCTTGTTTGTATCTGCTGTGCAGTTGGCAGTGGGTAAGATTAAAGACCTGATGTAACTATCAAGCCCATTTACAGCTTCCCTTCTTAGAGGGGTGGTTGATAAGTGGGCTTTATTAGTTATATCTCAACTAATATAGAGAGGTTAAGATGCGTCCTGTTTCCCCTGTTCAATATGATTTCTACAAACGCCGTATGCCAGAGCTGATTGAAAAGTATCCACATCTTTTCAACAAGAAGTTCCCTGAGCCTTTGGCAATCGGAACTACTCAAGAACTGGTTAAGTACACTGACTTCACTGAACATGAAATCAGTCAGTTGTTGTATGTATGGTGTGGCCGTGCTGAATATCTCTGCATGGCGACTTCAGTTGGTAGTCGTGTTGGTCTGGATGGTTCTATGCAACTGATGCACCCGCAACAGTTACGTGGCTTCCAGAAAGCAGTTCTTCGTCTTAACCCTAAACGTCTTCAGCAGTTCGCTCGTGACTTCAAAGTCCTTTACGAGCGTGAAGCGTTTGCATCCTTTACTGCTGATGAAAATCCACTGCTTACCGGATTGATTAAGCCGGTCAAGCAACAGTTCTTCGAAGCTCGTCTGTCACACTCAATCATTCAATATAACCACGACAAATCACGTGCGATTGTTTGGGGTAATATCTGGGATGATAAGAAAACAACAGGCAATCATCCATTCCGTGATGCAACGTGGATTCACACGAGCAGTGTGGTTAAAATCTACTCCATAGCTCAAGTCTGGTTCGTTGAAACCCTTAACAGCGTGTACCGCATTATGGGTGAAATCGAAGGCCTGGACATGGAGCACCGTAACTTCAAAAAGAAAGAGGCTTCCTAAATGTCGGAAACGAATAAAATCTCCATCGCTCGTGCGTTGGTAGAATTAAAATCACTGGGTGGTCGCATTGAACGTGCGGCTGCTCAACCAGTTGTTAGTGTTGTCCTCGGTGAAGCCGAAGTGGCTAAGCCAAACGATAACACTTTCAAAGATGTTGAATCCCTGAAAGTTGCGTTGAAGTCAAACTTCGACTCACTTCAAGGTTTGATTCAGCGTCGTGAGCTTATCAAACGCGCTCTGGTTAAGGCTAATGCCGAAACTACTGTGACGATTGGTGGCAAAAACTACACGCTGGCAGAAGCGATTGAGATGAAGAAATTCGTCGTAAGTCGTAAAGCGTTCCTGCTTCGTCTTCAGATGCAGCTCCGTTCAGTATCGGCGACGGTCGGTACAAAGACAACCGAGTTACAGAACCGTATTGACGCTTACTCGAAAGAGCAGGCTGATAACGGCAACGAAGAACTGGTGAAAAACACGATTGCAGACATGCGTAAGCGTGGTACTCCTTCGATTGTTGCGCCTGTTGACCTGCAAGCCTTCATTACCAAAGAGATGTCCGGTATCGAAGAGTTCGAGCAGGAAGTTGATATTGCTCTGAACGAAACAAACGCTGCGACTAAAATCGAAGTCCCAGCGGCGTAAACAAACTCGGTAATCACCTGCCGTTAAAACTAAAACAGAACGCAAGCCTCAGCGATAGGGGCATTCAACTGCTAATTGAAACCTAGGGGCTTACCGGGCAGCCGTAAAACAGCACCGGAGTAAGACTCAAGACTCAGTGGTCAAGAATCAGTGAGGTCTAGTGACCCGTTTCAAGAATTAGTTGAATAAGACTCATACAGACGCCCCGATGGCGTCTCTCAAGCGATAGCTTGTATGGCTCTTAAAATCCTGGAGTAAACCTTTTATGTGGATTTTCTGTTCCCGTGTTTTTAGGCCAGGCTGGTAGAGTGGTTACCACCCCAACAACAAAGAGGCAACATGATTAATCTTTCGGTTAATGCTCTCGATGTGGCAATCGACACTGGTAAATTCAGTGACGGTGCTTTGCGCTTAAAACTGTCTGGGGTTCTCCCTCGCCATGTTGAAAGTGCCATTATCCGTGTAACAGCGGATACTGACCCTCAGAATCAATTCTTTGAGGTCGCTTGCGTAGTCAGTGTGCTTCGCTGGATTAACCCGCGTATTCGTATCACACTGTTTATGCCTTACCTGCCGTATGCACGGCAAGACCGCCGAATGGTCACCAACGATGCGTTTACCTTAAAGGTGTACGCCAATCAGTTGAATGCACTTGAACTCGATTCAGTTCTGGTGTTTGATGCTCACTCTGACGTTGGCCCAGGTTTGATTGAAAACTGCGTAAACATTCCTCAGAATCGTTTACTGCAAGTGAACCCTTGGCACTACGGCCTGACAGCGGGTGACGATATTGTTATCGTTTCTCCGGACGCCGGTGCTTTGAAAAAGATTCACGGCATTCAGAAAGTTATCCCGAACATCGGGCTAGTTGTTCTGGACAAAGAGCGTAATGTAGAGACTGGCGAAATCGTCGGTATGCGTATCGTTGATAGCACTCTGCAATCGCTGGAAGACCGTCGTTGCGTTATCTTTGATGATATTTGCGACGGTGGTATGACATTTATCGGTGCAGCTACCGCCTTGAAGAAGGCAGGTGCTAAGTCGGTTGAGTTGGTAGTTACCCACGGAATCTTCAGCAAGGGTTACGACCATCTGCTTCAAAATGGTGTTGATAAAATCTACACCACTGATTCTGTGGCCTTCTGTGAGAAGCCTCACGTAGACCACCCGCAGGTTCGCATTTACAACTGCGACCATCTTATGCGTACACTCAACTATCTATAGGTCACTAAATGGTTATTAGTCCTATCTTTGCAATTGACGGCTATAAACTCGGCCACCGCGCTCAGTATCCAAAGGGTACTACCCGCGTTTACAGTAACTTCACGCCTCGTGCTAACAAGTTCCTGAAATCTCCGTTCTTCAAAGCGCTGCGTGGTGATGAAGGTTCACCCATCCTTTGGGTTGGTGCTCAGACCTTCATGCTGCAATGGCTGGTTGACGAGTTCCAGAACAACTTCTTTAACCAGGACGCTCATGAAGTGGTTGAGAAGTTCCGCGCTTCCGTGAACAGTTACCTCGGTACTGATTTCGATGTGAAGCCGTTCTACGACCTCCACGCCCTCGGCTACCTGCCGATTCATGTTAAAGCCGTGCCGGAAGGCAACGTTGTTCAGGTGAAGTGCCCGCCAATCACTATCATCAACACCATCGACAGTTTCTACTGGATTCCGAACTATCTGGAAACTCTGATGAGTGCTGAACTCTGGCCGGTTGCAACCTCAGCAACAACTGCTCTCAGCTTCCGTCTGATGAGTGAATACTTCGCGGAACTGACCTGCGACAACAACCTGCACGTTCAGTGGCAGGGTCACGACTTCGCGGCTCGTGGCAGCATGGGTATGTGGGCTAACAGCCTGACCGGTGTTGGTCACATGATGGCTTACAACGGTACTGACTCTGTGTTTGCCCGTGAGCGCTTCAATGCACACTACCCGACTGAAGCTGGCCGTGGTGGCTCGGTAAATGCAACTGAGCACTCAGTGATGTGCATGGGTGGTAAAGATGATGAGCGTGAAACGTTCGTCCGACTTCTCACCGAAGTGTATCCAACTGGCATCCTGTCGGTCGTATCCGATACCTGGGACTTCTGGTCTGTTCTGACCAACACCCTGCCGAGCATCAAAGATATCATCATGAATCGTGATGGTAAGCTGGTTGTTCGCCCTGACTCTGGTGTTCCGGAAGATATCATCTGTGGCTTCACTGTTGTGGCTCGTTTCAAAGACGAGAACATTGCACGTCAGTGGATGATGGATGATGCTAACGACCTGCCGGAAGATGGTGCGTATGTAGTGCAGATTGGTGAAGAGTATTTCACCTATGCCTACTTTAATGGCGGTTATTTCTGCGTGACTAAAAAGTCAGAAGCAGAAGTTAAAGGTGCTATTCAGGTTCTCTGGGACACCTTTGGTGGTCATATCAACAACAAGGGCTACAAAGTTCTTGACGACCACATCGGCCTGATTTACGGCGATTCAATCTCCCTGGTTCGCCAACTGGAAATCTTCCAGCGTCTGAAAGCTAAGGGCTTTGCCTCTAGCAACGTCGTGCTGGGTATCGGCTCGTTCACCTATCAGTATGTCACTCGTGACACTCTGGGTTGGGCGATGAAGGCGACATGGGGTATCGTTGATGGTGAACCTCGTGAAATCTTCAAAGACCCTGCAACTGACGATGGAACCAAGAAGTCTGCCAAAGGCTTAATGGCTCACTTCGTTGATGCAGACGGCAACTGGACTTTCAAAGACCAAGCGTCTGTTGAAGAAGAAGCTGACACTGCTCTGGTAACGATTTACCGCAACGGTGAAATCTTCACTGAAAGTGGTGATGATGTGCTGGCGCGTATCGAATCATACGTTAACCGCACGGTAAAAGAAGCCGTAGCTAAGGGACTCTTTTGAGCTGGAAAGCTAAGTTGAATAAGGTTGCAGATTTCCTGAACACACCGTATGCACATATGGTGTTTTTAGTTATTCTGACTTTCCTGTTTATTTACGATGTTCGTAATGCCAGTGTGCTCGGTGCTTTCATCGATGTTGTACTGGCTTACATGTCCATTGAAACTTTGAAGAAGCATTTCAAAGTAAAAGTGAGCGGTAACGTCGAAAGGGAGGGTTAATATGGATTGGGGCTTGGCCTTAACGATTGCAGTGTTCGCATTTGCATTCGTTTTGTTCGTGTTCTTTGATGTAGACTCTCTCTGAATATTTATCAAGGGTTCTTCGGAGCCCTTTATTAAATCGTTAGAGGTTAAAATGGGTCGTAGAAAGTTCTGGACAGATGAACGGTTAGATGAACTAACTGAAATGGGTACGAAGGTTTCAGCAGAAACTATTGCTGAACACTTCGGCGTCACTGTTAAAACTATAAAGCGGACAGCTTCCAATTATGGAATCTCAATCGCATTCCACAGAAAGGTGTGGACAAAAGAAGAAGAGGCTTATGTCCGTCGTTGGGCAGGTCGCATGTCAAGAACTAAAATGGCTGAGAAGTTGGGTCGTACCGTTGCTTCTCTTTCATATCACGCTTGTTATGTTCTTGATGTTTCACTGAGGTTGAAAAAGAAATGATAACTGCTTGCAGATTGTTTGGTTATTCCTCTGTTGCAACTTTTGGTGTTACCTTGTTCATGACATTTATCTTGTACATGGTTGGTCTCCCAAACTCAGCAGTATCAATTGCTATTACTGGTTGTATATTCGGATTGATTCAGGGAATCATCTGGGGACTCAATCAGTAAATCCACATAATATAAGAGGTATTCTTTATGATGTCTGAATGGATTTCTCGTGGACTGGCTGATGGTAAGCAATACATGCTTGTTGTAACTGACACATTCAGCTATGAAGACTATCCAGTCTATGCCAAAGATGCTGCTGAACTTGCTGTAAAGCGTGAAGCCTATGATGGAAAGAATATGCAGCGTATCCGTCACACTGTTGACCTCCTTGCTTTTGGATGATTTATGATTGAAATCAACAAGAATAGTTGGATTCACCGATTCAACAAAGCAGTGTCTGACCAACCAGATTGGTGGTGGGATGAACAGACTAACTTCTGCCCATACTTCTGGAAAACTGTTAAGCACTTTGTGCTGATAATCCTGGTTGTCCTTGTAGTGTTATTCATTGCATCACTTATTGGAACTTTGCCTCTGAGTGAAACGGAACACGTATTCCGACATTGGGAGTTGATTCCAACCTGGAAATACTACGCTGCGCCTTTTGCTGGTGCTGGGTTAGTCCTCACAGTGGTTTGTGGGTTGTGGGCTGTTTCTTGGACTATAGCAACAGTTCTGATTTTTATTAGGAATCTCATCTTCAGAAAGAAACCTAAGAAAATCAAAAAGAAAAGCTGGGTTGCAACAATGTGGTCAGGGTACAAAGATAAATACTGCCCTCGTATGGAGGTTAAATGAAAATCGCACCAAAGCCTAAAGCTCGTATTGAATTTAAAGAGGTCAACTGTGGAGAAGTGTTTACTGTTGACGGCTCAACGTTGACTTACATGAAAACACCACCAATGAGGGATTCTGAAAGTGAATCCAATGTAAATGCGGTTTCCTTAGCAACCGGCAGTGGACATTGGTGGGCTGATTGTCAAAAAGTTATGACCTGGCCTGATGCAACTGTTACGTTTTAATAAGTAACACTTATAGCCTACTCCCGAGTGGGCTATTGGAGTTATTTTAACAGGGTAACTCACTAACCTAATCTTTTTAAACAATTGCCGTATGGCTTCGGTGCTAGGGCGAGCAACTGCTCAAACATCCGCCGAATAGAGTAAAGAGAATAGGTTATCCACAGTTTACATTGGCTTTAAAGTTTGGCTCTGGAAACAGAGTCCTTTTTTAAACTCAATGGCGGCTATAAGGAGAGTCAATCCCCGATGAGCTTTTTAGTGTGCTGGTTAGCACTCACTCTTAACATTTATACGGAGGCCGGAGGCGAAGGTACTAAGGGTATGGAGTTAATCGCTGATACAGTGGTTACTCGTGTACACAATAAAAAGTACCCGAATGACATTTGTAAAGTTGTTCTACAGCCCAATCAGTTCAATTGGACTAAACGCCTTAAATCCAAAGACTTCAATGGTTTGTTACGTTATCAAGAGAAGGTGTTCGCTGAGCGAAAGTTTGGTGACAAGGAACGTCATGCGTACTTCCAAGCCGCTCAGATAGCGTACAAAGTAATGAAGCCCGGTTACACCCCTAAGTATCGTTATATTCACTTCTACAGCGGAAGTGACAAACCATACTGGGCAAAAGGTAAACGTGCATATAAGTACGGAAACCATTATTTCTTGCGAGAATAGGAATATGAAAATTGCGATTGACTCAGGGGGAAACCCCTGGGTTAGTTTTAACGAAGTGAAGTGCGGTGAAGTTGTCCGCATGAAAACAAGACAGGATACAATCTTGTCTGAAACAATGTTCATGAAAATCAAGTTTGAAGGCTCTCATTCCTCCACCTTCAGTTTGGTTGACCTGAGCAACGGTGTTGTGGTTCAGCCACACATTCACTCTTCTTCAACTTTCCAGGCGGCATCAGTCGTCGAATTAACTGCTAAAATCTAAGAGGGTACAACAATGTTGACAGGCATCACTGGTAAACCGACTTTCGCATCTGCAATGAAAACTTTCACCAAAGCTCAGGAAGAACTCCAGGCTGCGGAAAACTTCAACAATGAAGAGCTGGCTAAAGCACAGCAGAAAGTATCTGAGTGCGAAGCTGAAGGCGCTAAAATCTCCAAAGTGAAAGCGTTCTTCGACAACCTGCTGGGCTAATTGCCCGGCAGTACCGTTTGAAACTGTAGTAAAATCTTCCCAATCCAAATCAAATCGATAAAAGGTATTTAATCATGACTACTACCACTACTGCTAAGATTGTTATCACTGCTGCTGTTGCTCTGGGTGAAGTTGTTAAGCAGGAGGGTTCCATCCTGACCCGCGCCCGTAAAGACCGCTTCCGTTTCAACATCGAAGTGACCGCTGCGAAAATCCTGCGTAAGCAGATTTCCAAAAACCTGCAAGAGCTGAACGCTGCGATTCGTGTCGGTAAATCCGGTCACGGCCAGAAAGCTCTGATTGCGGCGCGTAACTTCCTGGCTCAGCAGTACACCGAACTGCTGGTCGATGCTCTGGGTTACAAATACCAGCGCACCCAGTTCGCCCAATTCATCGATGCTCAGAACGGCAAAGTTCTGGCACTGGATGCGGCTTGGGAAGAAGCCAAAGCAAAAGAAGCGGCTAACTAATAATTAGTCGGATACTCAAAGCGCCTCTCCTTCGGGAGGGGCTCTTGATGAATCTTACTAAAGAGGTAACAATGCAATGGTAATGGCTACGGTGTTTAATAAGCGAGGTGCGAGCGAAGAGTTTGCAAAACCTTGCTTTGGATTTTTATCCTACATCGAACAGTGGGATGAAGATAACGAACAGTGGGACGACGAAGAGGACGAGTATGTAGCCGGTCCTCTCAGTGGTTTCTCTTCTGGTGAGTTAAGCCATATGGTTTGGTCGCCTGGTCCATCTGGGTGTGATGGAACCCCACTGATTAACAAAGAGCTTCCAGAAATTCTGGCAGCATTCCCGCAGTATTTCAGCGGGTTTAAGATTCTGGATGAAGACGAAAGTTATCCAGGTCTGGAACTTGGCGGTTTTGATACCGGTGACATTTATATCCCACTGGCTGACCAAAACATGCAAACTACTGTGATGGGTGCGATGATGCTGCGCAACCTGATTGAGTATAGCTCATTCGGTAATTCGTACAACATCCTCCGTGCCGGTGGTTTTGAAGTTCCGTTTGCTTTTGTTATGGCAATGACGTATCAGTGCAACAAGAGCTTCGGCTCGTCTGAATTCTCGTTCTGGCAGGGTTCAGGTGGAGACGAGTGTGTATTTGGTGACGAAGTAACTGTCGCTGATTTAATCAACATGCTCGAAGGTGAAACAGGCCACATCTACCAGGGTGTGTTCGGTGACACTGAGCAAGGCTACGGTCGTTATGGTAACTATGGGGACGGTTCTGCTCCTGTTAACCCACGTACCGGTCGTCGTTGTACTCTGACTGATACAACGATGTTAACGTCTCTGGAAAACATCCCGGAAGATTGGGATAAAACTGAACTGTTGACTATCAACAACAGTTTTGGAAACCATCATCGCTTTGTTGAAAGTGAATTCCTGAAGCTTGCTCAGGCGGTGTGGGAGAAAGTACTGAAAGATAATAAAGGGGAATAAAATGTCAGTACGTTACAGTGTGGTTTTCAAGGATGGGAACCGTTTTTCAAACGAATCCATTTGCTTCGGGGTTATGGGAAACGCCCGTTGGCATGAGCAGAGACCGTACAGCTTCTCTGGAAGCAACGTACACAGTCTGTTAGACCGTGAGGGTTCTGACCATGCGTTCATTTTGTATGACTCTCTTCATGGGATTCATCCGATTTGGTGCTACGACCAGTCTGATTATTCGACTCGTGACTGGCCTAGCGACGTATCTCGAACCGATGCTCGTAAAACCGCAAATCGTAACTTCCTGAACATGATGAAGGACTTGGTTGAAGACTTGCCAATGCTGGCGGGTCTTGTAACTGTCCACCCCCTCATCGGCGGCATTCGTGTGCATATCAAAGACCACACTGCCGACCAAATCATGTTGGCTCTCTACCTTTTCCGTAACTTAGCTCAATACGGTAACTTCGCAATGGGTTATCGTTGGTTACTGAATAAAGGTTATCGTCCTCGTTTCGCGGCTGTTGTGGCTCACATGGTTTACATTGATGTGATGCCGGGTACTTTCGGTCGTGCTCCTAAAGCTGTAATTCAGAACACACAAACCGGTGAATATAACTGGTGTAGTCCTGATACGCTGGGTCGTCAAGGGTTCCTGAACCTTATGAGTCAGAATCTGGAAGCTTTCCGGTGGAAGCAGCACAAGTGGAGTGAGTCTAAGGGCTACTTCCGCGAAGAGTGGTTCCGCAGAAACGAAATCTGGTTCGACGAACGTTATGAAGGGTTCCTTTGGAACTTCACGACGAAGAGCCGCGATGTTGCTGCTGAGCTTCAAAACTGGGGTCGTGAAGACCGAGTACCAATGTGTCCTCGTAAATACTGGCATATGATTGATGTGTTCAGTATTCCAGGGGATGTTCCCATTGATGAAGAAATTCAACAATGGAACAGTGTTCTTGGGTTTAAGTTTTTCTTAGATGATATCACATATCTACAGGAGAGCTTAAGCGATGAGAAGGCTGAGCTTCTTATTGAGCGTCTTGCTCAATTCTGTACCGATAACAACATTCCACCACGTCTTTAATTAAGGATATAGAAATGTCTAAAGTCATTTTGTTGGCAACTGACCCGGAACTGTTTACTCGTAATGTGAGCAGCAAACTTATCAGTTCAGTTGCAGGTCTGCTGGGAGCGGACAAGTACAACAAAAAGGTAGTCACGGACGACATTCGTATTCAGGAAGATAACGTGCTGGTTGAGTTTGATACCAACCCGCATGGTGATTTTGACGGCTTCAATAACAACATTAAGCGCGGTATTGACTTATGTCAAGAAGCTGTTGCAGAAGTTGGTCACGAAGTTATTCTCGGTGTGAGCTCTCATATCTTCACGCCGGAAGAGTTATTATCATTCCACAAAGACGCATTCGTATTCGGTTGTGAGCCGGATTACAATGCTCTGACTGGTATGCGTAACCCTAAACCGGCTGCTGCTGACCCAGGCCTCCGTACAGCAGGTGGTCACATCCACATTGGCGTAAGCGGTGTGGTTCCTGTGACTTCTGAACTTCAGAAGGTTATGGGCGTAATGTGTGATTACTATCTGGGTCTGCCTGCACTTCTTCTGGACGGAGACGACCGTCGTAAAGAGCTGTATGGCAAAGCAGGTGCTTGCCGTTTCAAAGAGTACGGTATTGAATATCGTGTTCTGTCTAACTTCTGGATTGCCAATGACGACAATCGTCGCTGGGCTTGGGAACAGGCTCATAAAGCGTTCGACATGTCTCAGGGTGATTACATGGAGATGGTGTCGATTGTTAACCCTGAAGATATTCAGAAAGCAATCAACAACAATGACAAACACATGGCGGAACAGTTCATCCGTATGTTGAACATCTGCTAAGGAGCACAAGATGGCTTTATCCGACGATTTCGGAATGTATTACTGTTCGACTTACGTCGGTTATCGTGACCCTGAACATGGTTTGTTGCCGTTTCAAATTGAAGCGGTAACTCACGATAACAATGTGATGAACCTGCGAGCAATGAGTGCATCTGACCGTGAGACTTTGGGTTTCTCTGATGATGCACTGGATGCTCTGGTGTTCCACGGAACAGTTCGTTATCCGAACGGTAATTACGAAAACCGTTCAGTTCCTCACACTGACGAGAAGTTGGTTCTGGAACTTCCAGACTCTCGCTACATTAAGTGGCGTAATCGTTACTATTGGGTTTCGTATCGTGCGAACCGTTCGACCAAGAAAGGTCTGACAAGTCGCCGTGTTTGCGGAATGCCAGTGTTCGATTGGGATACAATCGCTGAGTTCTTCAGTGAACGCAAGTATCCGGAAGTGTCTGGCAACGTCTTCCTTAAAACTGACGATGATTTGCGTTACAAAGACGTGTACATCGGTAAGTTCGTTGGGGAAGGCATTGAGCTGTTCCCAGAGGCGGCTCATTTGCTTCGTTCAGTGAGTCAGGAGTACCCAGAATGCCAAACCGTAGTTTCGACGAGTTAATGGCTCATATCCGGTCTGAAAATGACCGGACTCGTTTAGAAGCAGAGGCTCGTGAGGCTTCTGCTCCAACACCTGCCCCGCCAACAGAAGATGCCACAAGGGCGGTAAATGAGTGGCAGGCAATGTGGGACAGGGATTTGGCTCGAATCCAAGAACGTCAAGAGCGTATGAGGGCAGAAGCTGAATCCGGTCAACGTACAGTTCAGACTGTCTCATCACGTTCACGTACTAACGGTGGAATCAGTCGCTATGCCCAATTTGCACACGCTTTTGGTGGGGGTTCTGGTGGCTTAGTTCCCAACCCCTTCCAAGCCGACCACGCAGAGCCAATTGATGATGCACCTGGTGCTGTTGGTGGTGGCTATCACTGGTCTGATGAAGACCACCCTCGCCAAGGCAACGGAAGCTTTGGAAGTGTTAATCAGGAAAACTTCATATCTGGTAACGTAGAGGTTGATAATAATATGGTTACTGTTGCTCAGGTTTTTGGACAACGAGCGTCGTATCCGACAATTGAGAGTCACCCACTGATTGTGGGTCAGAATCTCGCTGGGGTTGAGATTGAGTTGGAGAACATGACCTCCAACCCCCCTAACTTCCAATATTGGGAAGCTAAGTCAGATGGTTCTCTGCGTAATTCCGGAATGGAATTTGTCTGCTCATCTCCGTGGGGCGGACGCGACCTGTACAATGCTGCGATTGAAATCGACAGCTTCCTGTTCACGAACTCTCCGGATGAGTCTTGGCGTTGTTCAACTCACGTCCACGTAGACGTTCGTAACATGACTGCTCCGCAGTTGAAGCGAATGATTCTGGCGTACATTGTTTACGAGCGTATCCTGTTCAAATGTTCAGGGTGGCATCGTTACAAGAATAACTTCTGTGTTGCTTTGGGCTTTGCCCAAGACCAGTTGGCTATTCTGGCTCGTGCGTGGGAACAAGACGACCAGAACTTCATGCGTAGCATCGCTTCAAACTGGGACAAGTACACGTCCTTGAACTTGCTGCCAATGCAGAGCTTCGGTTCCATTGAGTTCCGCATCAGTGAAGCTAAGTGGCGTAAAGGTCGCTTGATTCGACTGGTTAACCGCTTCCTCTCACTGAAAGAGTTGGCAATGAACTTCGAGGGCGATGATTCATCGTTCATCGAATATCTCATGACGATTCCGCTTCACCAAGCGATTCGCAAAGGTCTGCCTAAAGTCTTACCGGACTTTGAGCAAGACATGGAGATTGGTTATAAGCTGGCTCACGATGTGGTTTCTCTGGCTAAGTGTCGTCGTCGTAATGTTTACGTCCACAATGTTCGTAACGAAACTGATGATACATCGCGCCGTATGCGTGTGACGGTTGAATCGCCATACGTGAACCACCTTCAGCGCGAACTTCGTCGTAAAACTGACGGCATGTGGCTGTTCCCTGATAACGCCCCGGATGTAATCACATTCGAATGGTTGGCTGAACTGCAAGAGAAGTGCCGCGAAGTTGGCATTACTTTTGAATCTGACTGGTTCGTTCCACGTCAATTGCCAAGTCAACACCGCCAGTTGTATCGTGAGTTCTACTCAAATCGTAACGCACCTCAACCTGTTCCTCGTCGCGCTTCTTTTGAAGACGATGATGAAGAGTACGAAGGTTACGACGAAGAAGACGACGAAGATACAGCCAACTTCTGAGACGAACTATCGTCCATCATAGGGGCATAAAGCCCCTTCTTTAAATGTTTCAAGAGGAAACTTTCCCATGTGTGGAATCGTATTTGTGGGCGGCGTGACACTTTCGTCGGCTAATATCGAACGTTTTGAAAACATGTTGTTTGCTGACACTTTCCGTGGTGAGCACTCAACTGGCGTCATGGCTTATTACAAGCCGTATAATGAACAAGCTTTCATTAAGGTTGCAAAGAAAGCAATCCCAGGTGACATGTTTGTTCGTTCCCAAATCTGGGATGATGTTAAAGAACACAAAACCAAAAATGTTAATCCGGTTACGAAGGCAACAACGACGTCTTCAATCAATCCGAAGTTCATGGTTGGTCACAACCGTTATGCAACTGCCGGTGCGGTTAACGACAAAAACGCTCACCCTTTCCAACATGAGCATATCACCCTGGTTCACAACGGTTCACTGGTTGACCAGTCCTTGTTACCAGACCACAAGCGTTTCGAAGTAGACAGTGAAAACGTCTGCTATTCGATTGCTACAATCGGTATCGCTGAAACCATCAAGAAATTGCATGGTGCATTCGTTCTGGTTTGGCATGATGCTAAAGAGAACACTCTGAACTTCATCCGAAACGATGAGCGTCCTTTCTACATGATGAAAACCAATACCGGTGACTGGTATGGTGCTTCCGAAAAAGACATGATTAAATGGATTATGTCTCGCCGGAAGTTCAATCCGACGATTGAAAAAGAGTTTGAACTCGAAGTTGGTGTTCAGTATATCTTTGATACCGCCGATGGGCTGAAGTTTAGGGAGGAGGTGAAGCATGAGCTTCCAACCTTTCGCTCCACCTATTCTTACAACTATCGCAACTGGAATACGGGCGGTTATAACTCGTATGACGACGACTACGACGACTACGATTGGCGAGCCAGCCGAAATGCGCACGGGGCTAACAGCTATCCAAGCCGCGTTTCTAGCAACACTCATCAAACATCAGAGATGAGAGCCACGCTCGAAAAGCATCATCAGTTAAATGAGATGCTTCAGGGCCACGGTGTTGATGCTGTAATCGGCGACCGTATTAAGTTCGAAGCGTTCCAGTTCGAACCGTATCCGAAAAATCCTGAGCGTGGTCAACTGACCGGCTGGATTGGTGAAGGTGAGTACATCGAAGTTCAGGGTCATGGTGTTGATAAAAACATCTATGGCGGTGAGCAACTGTACTCTGGTAAAGTTATCTCGGCTTATGAAGCCAACTACATTCTGACTCTGATTGTCAGCGATGTTCGTGACGAAACTGTCAAAGTCACTCCAATTCCTTTGGATGATGATTTTGATGAAGATGATGAAATGGAACATATCATTACATCAACTGTTCGTGGAACTGCGCTGATTGCTCAGACACACACTCCTGATGATGTTGACGTCCCTCAAGACCCAGAAATGGAAGAAGAGGAATCAGACGGTAACGAAATGGACGTAACCAGAGATGGTAGCGTCTACACAAAAAAGGAGTGGGAGAGACACGATTGTTTAAATTCCTGCGGAAATTGTGGCTCTCCAATCCCCTTCGACTTCATGGCTGATGCCACTGTGTTCCGTGACTTCGCCTACTGTGACGCCTGCGTAGATGCCGGTCTTATTGACGGCATTGAACCAAAGGAATCACAATCAAAGGGGGAGCCTCAACTGGGAGAACTTCGCTTCGAGTGTATCGAATGTTCGACTGAACTCCCAGTTGATGCAGAGTCAGAAAAAGAGTGTGTCTGTTTGCAGTGTTTTGCAAACAAATACGCTAACAAACCGAAGGGTAACGTTCGTCCAATTCTGACGTATCGTAAAACTCTTCAAAATGGGATGAAGGTCACGCTGTCTCAGTGGAATGAAATGAACACCTGTTCTTGGTGTCATGATAAAATTCCATTCAAAAAGGCAGCAACGACAGAATTCGTAGGTAGCACACCTTGCTGTGAAACCTGCGCTAAAAAATTGGAACTGGGAATGGTTCCAAGCCACAACAAGTAATAGGTAAAGATGAATATGGATAATTCAATGAAAGAAGTTAAAATGCTCCGCCTGGACAACCCGGTTGTAGTACGTAAAGTGCCCATGACCGATTTTGGTTCAGATATGCTCCGAGCGGTACGTGACTACCAAGTCCGTCTCCATGAAGAGCAGAAGGGAGTCAAAGTGGCCATCCCTTATCCAGTGTCAATCCACATGATGCTGGCCGATTACTGCCGACTAAAAGGTATCAAGGTCTAATGTCCGATAAGGATGTAATGAAGGAGTTGAAAGCAGAGAGTGATGCTCTCTGCAAAGACAACCTCAAGCGTATTGGTGAGCTTCTTGAAGAGAAGTTGTATTACGTCAATCAGATGATTTCCCATACGAATGGCGAACTTTCACTTATGATGCTCACCTATCACTACAGCCTTATCGATGATGAAATTGCGGGTCTTAAAACCAAGAACCGTGATATCGTCGCAAGCCTTCTTGCCTTGAAAGGTCCGTAGTCTATATTTCAGAGGTTCTTCGGAGCCTCTTATAATGTAGATTCTTCCCAACCAATAGATGAAAAGGTAAATACAAAATGGCACGTTTAGCAATCTGGTCTCACGCGGCTTCTGACACTGTAAATGCACTGAAAGTTGAAGTGGCTGCCCAGGGTGACAACCTGATTAAAATTCGTCGCAACAACTCCAATTTCACAGGCCGTGCTGGTGATATCATCATTAACTATGGTGATTCCAACATGCCTTCTCACGTAATCGGTCGTGCTACCGTTCTCAACCCAGGACATCGCATTGGCAACGCTTCCAATAAATCAACCGCTTTCCGAACTTTTGCAGATGCTGGAGTCAAAACTGTCGACTTCACCACTTCACGCACAACCGCCCAAGAGTGGGTTGACAACGGTGAACTTGTCTATGCCCGCACAAGACTCCAGGGCCATTCAGGTGAGGGCATCGTTGCCTGTCACCGCGACCCTTCCAGCCTGGGAAACATCGGTGGTGTCCAGACTTCTGAATCAGCGGTAAGCGCCCAGTTGTACACTCGTGGTATTACCGCAGACCGTCGTGAGTTCCGTATTCACGTCATGAAAGGTAAAATCACCTACGTTCAGCAGAAAAAGCGTCGTGATGGTTACGCTGACATGCCGGAATATTCTGGCGTAGTTCGCAACTACCATACCGGCTGGATTTATGCCACCCAAATGGCTCAGCTTAATGAAGAAGCTAAGCGTGAAGCGCTGAAAGCTATTCAGGCTCTGGGTCTGGATTATGGTGCAGTTGACGTAATCACTCGCCGTGAAGAAGCGTGGGTTCTGGAAGTGAACACTGCTCCGGGTATGACTGGTACTAACCTGACAACCTTCGCATCAAACGTGCTGCGTCTCCTGAACGGTCAGGAAGTTGAAGAGGTGATGCCTGCCCCTTCTCTGGACGAACTTCAGCGTGAAGTGAACAACACACCTCCTGCCCAGCCACGTACAGTTCGTCAGACTTTACAGCGTGAAGCTGCACCTGCCCCAGCGCCAGCACCGGCTCCTGAACCAGAAGTTGCTGCTGATGAAAACTTTGCGCTGTCCGGCGATTCTGCACAAAACTTACGGGCAACTCCTGTAAACCGTACCCAAAGCAACCAGAGCCGTCGTAATGGCGAACGTGCTGTTCAGTTGGCAAATAGCACTCCAACTCTCCAAAACAACGGTGTTTATTTAATCACTGTTGACGGTGAGCGCACTGTTGGTAAGTACGATGTAAACATGTCTCACTTTGAAATCGTTGGCTGGGAGGTTCCAGTCGCGGCATCAGACGCAACAATTCTGGAGCACCTCTGTGTATTATAAGTTGAGCAATGGTGACCGAGTATGCCTTCGCACTAATCTTGAAGCTGCGAAGTTTGTGTACTTGGTCATGCCTTTCCGAAGGCTTCATTTCATTGACGATGTGAAGCCTAAAATCACCATCGATGATAAAGTACGAAAGGTCATTGAAATATATGACAAAATGTGCTTCCGTCAGCAGATGCGTGACAGGGAGATTGAGCGTATTGCTCAGTCTATGATTGGCTTTGACGACAAGATACCTTTCTAATGGCAAACGAGTACCGTCCTAAGTTGATGGTGCTCGGTGTTCCACACCGGGTCACCTATACTAACTATCGTGGTGAAACTGCTGAACGCAGAATCATCCCTATCAACATCTGGTTCGGCCACACGGAGTGGCATCCTGAGGACCAGTGGCTCCTGAAGGCGCTCGACGTGGATAAAGACCAGGTTCGTGACTTTGCCTTGAAGGACATGACACCAGCGTGGTCGTAACATGAAAGTCTACGAAGTAACACTGTACAATGACGAGAAGGTTCGTCATAACGGCACTAAACTCTGGACAGATTCTGCATCAGTGCAGGTTCTCCTGGAGAAAGAAACAATTCGTAGTGGTGAAGGCCGCTATGATACCGTGGCGCTCTATCCGTTAGAGCAAATCAAATCAGTCGTTGAGGTTTAACAATGGCAAAGGTTAAGTACAAAGTAGAGTTCCTGAAATCTGAGGTTGACCGTAAAGCTCAGACATTTCATGCGGATATGGTTCAAATTGACCCGGCTCACACCAAGTTCTATGAAAGCGGTGTGAACGATAAAGGTCAATCCAACATGCAGTTGGTTGCATCATTCCCTTCTCACATCATCGAAGCAGTTACCAAGGTAGGTAAATAATGACCGTTAAGCACACTCTGATTCCATCTCGCGGCGACGCAACAAACCACATTGTTCGTGGTGGTGACCGTTTAGAAATCCGCGTAGGCTCCAGTGTAGCTGGTGTAATTCTGGTTGAATCTGATGGTTCTGGTGTTAATCTCAAACTGCTTGACCACACTGGTCACCAGGTTCGCAATCACAAACTTCTCTCTGCCTCAGTCACTGTGAAGCACATCCGTGATAATATCTTCTGGGGCTTCCTGTATGGCAAGTCCATTTACAAAGAAGAGAAGCTTTGCCCCAATGGTGCTAAAGCAATCCCAGAGAAAGACGACGATAATGTTCCAGGTAAATACATCATCTGGTGTCCGACTTCAAACCTGCCACCTCGTGTAGTTCTGGAAAGTGAAAAGCAGGCTCGTGCTGTTGCTCACTCTATGGCTGAGCGTCATGGCGGTGAGTTCTTCTGGTGTCGCCTGCACGGTAAAGTGGCTCGCAAAGCTGTAACCACTTACGAAAACGTAGTAACTCGTCTGTAATAGACCTGTACAAAGATTGTACAGTAAATCCACATAATATAAAGGAACTATATTCTCATGTTTATCACTGTTAATTCTGGCAACATCATGTCCATCTCCACTGAGAAAGATGATGTATTCGCTCAGTTAAAGTCAATCTATGATGCCTATCATAGCAACTACGTCCGTCAGTCTGCTAATCAGCATTCTTATATGGTTCGTAACTATGGCAGTGCAGAAGCATATGCAAGCTCTCAGTTAACTGGCATCCGTGTCTATGACATTGGTGACAATTTCCGTGTTGGCAGCGTATATGATATTGGTCGTCGTAAGGATGCCAACATTATTGACCTGACTGATGAATTCCTTGACATTGAAACAACTGAGGTAATTGTTGGTTATCATGTAACTGCTCGTGTTGTGAAGAAAGGTCTGAAATCCACTGGTAAAACTGTAGTTGTGGTTAACCAGGTACAGGGTGATAAGATTGAAACTCCAGCACAAATCAAGGAGTTGTATGATAAGATGGTTCGTATTAATGTTCGTGTTGAAGGTTGGGGCGCTATGACTGTATCTCCGGATTCTCTGGATGAATACAAGCGCACTGCTCAGACCAAACAGTTACGAGTCGTCAAGCTCAAGGCTAAGCCTGAGTAATTTGCTAAAGGTCATTCTTCGGAGTGGCCTTTGTCAAATACGGGTGTATGGTATTGACAGGCATCGGTATGGAACTTGTTACCAACGTAGTTGGCGAATCAAGACCTCTGTGAAGCTCCGAAGAAATCAAGGTAGGTTCGATTCCTACTCCCCGACCAATTAGGACTCCCTGTGTAGGACAGCATAGTGAGATAATTTCAACAACTGTAGGGCGCGACACCCTAGGAGCCCACCAATGACCGTGGATGAATTAATCATCAAACTTGAGAACCTGTCCGTAACTGTTGGAGGCGATGCAACAGTAATCGTAACCAATGAAGATGGTGATTTCTCAAGAGAGCTTGACAGAGATGATGTCAGCATCGATTCAATCACCTATGATGATTCTCGTGAGAGATTTATTAAAATAGTAATCTGAGGTATTCATGGAAAATGAACGTCTGAAGAAAGCAATTGATTCTGTTTGGAACAATGGATGTGTTATCTACAGAACACACTTCTCAAACGGAACAACTTGGATTGAGGTTTTTAACCCATTCTGGGAGTGCATGTTGCATGAACAATTCTCCACAGGTGCAACAGACGTTCAGTGTGAGTACATAGAAAAAACAATGAGCCAGTGGCTCGGAGGTTGAATGAAAGATACTTTCCTGTGCCCAGGGCTTGTTGTTAAAATGGATGGTAAAACTGGACAACATCTGGTAATATTATATTGCTGGTCTTCAAGTTGTGATGTTTTTAATCCAAAGACGGGAAATCAATTCTCAGTATCTACTTCTACCATAAGAAGTAGAGGGACTCTCGTAGGTTCTAACTTTAAAAGAAAAGGTGATTATTAAATGAAGAAGGCTTTACTTGTTGCAGTAATTGGTTTAGGCGTTTCGTTTGGTTCAGCAGCATCCCTGAAAGATGAACTGAAGAATCAGCGTCTCTGTAAAGTTACTGTGTGTAACAAAATCGAACGTTTCTCTCTGAACCCTTTCAGTCATATGAAAGATGCAATGGGTGAAACCTGTAATGTGGCCATTCTGCCTGCTGAAGAAGCAGAGGTTGGTCATGTACTTTCTTCTGATTCTCGCTGGTATCAAGGTTCGAGTATCAACCCGACTAAGAAATCAGTGACCCGTGTTGCTGAGGTTCACTACTGTGACGAAGAATGAAATCAACAAAAAGCAGCTGATTGATTCTGTTATTGCCGGTAAAGGTCCGTATTGTTCCCTGACTTCCCCAAACATGAGGTCTTGTGATGATATTGGGTATGTGAATTCATATACTGCACTAACGGAAGCCATTGCTGCATTCGCTGCAAAACATAAAGTCACAAAGGTTGTTGTTATGACTGGTAGTAACATTATGAATTGTGGCGATGGTCCAACTTCTGTGTTTGATGTATCTGTAAGCATCAAGTGAGGGTGTATGTCAAAAGTCAAGATGCCTGATTGGCGTACAATTTGCATTTTAGCAGCCCTCCTTGGGGCATTCGTACTAGCCCTAACTAAAAGTGAAGGCTGGGGTTGGTTTATATTCATTGCGGCGATTTTAACATGACAATTCTGGTAATTCAGGGTAAGTTATATGCTTTCTTGGAAGAGGAGCCGTATGACTTCTGTGATTTTGAAGAGGCCGCCGATGAACTAACCCATCGCTATTACCGCGACCTTATTCGATTCGCAGAGTACGTCATTGATTGTGACTACGATGCGACACTGTCTTGGCGTTTAACGAAGAACCGATACAGTGGTGAAGAGTTTGAATTCTTCTCATTTGATGATGCGTTTGAGTACATTCAAGCGGTCGGTGAAGGCATTCAACGTCACAAAGGCATTAAACGTTTCAAGAGTGATAAAGAAGTGTTTTCATTCTTGAAATCTCTGTCGCCAATCTGGGCGGAGGGTAAAAGTGGCTCTGTTTGATGAAAAACACAAAGCTCAAATGGAAGAGAATGGGCGAAAGCTCCGTGAAAACTTAGAGAAAACAGTTAAAGCTGGTCCTAAGGGTGACGGAGTATTTGATACAATGTCCTTTAATTTTTCCAGAAACCTGCTCAACAGTCTCAATAGTAGGAAGGTTGTGAATGGGAAATCTTAACGACCCAAAATACCGCTTCATGCTCATTGGACGTATGGGCAAGGGTGAAGATGGCCACGTAATTGGAAGTGGCCTTCAGTACGAAGAGGCTAAAAGCCTCGCACTGCATTACATGAATACTTGGCGTTTTGTCGAGTTCCGACACTATATCCCTGAACAGGAAAAGAAAATGACTGACGTAGTTAAAAACGTAATCTTCCCATCTGAGGGCAAAACTTTCATCGCAACTTATGGTTCTCTGCGTCGTGGTATGCAGAACTTCCGTGTAAATGCTGGCGGTGGTGGTGAGTTCGTAGGTCTGGGTAAAACCGTTGAGAACTACGACCTGTATCGTTATGGTTCAGGCGCATATTTCCCATCGGTAAATCTGACAGCTTCTAAATCAGGCTGTCCTGTTGTTGTAGATGTTTTTGAAGCACCTCTTGCAGGTCTTACTGGTGCGTATGATGCCCTTGAGGGTCATTACGAAAAAGACAGCACTGCAAACTTCTACAACCGTACCCAGGTTGAAATTGAAATGGAAGATGGTTCATTCCTCAAGGCGTGGATTTATCACATTGATGAAGACCAGGGTGATGCAAATCGTGTAGAGTCTGGTGACTGGTGTCTGCACAACCGTCCTAACTACTACAACGAACTTCCAGAGTAATTATCGGCAAAGAGGCTGGCATGTCAAAGCGTAAAATCAATGTAGTCTGGAGTACTGACGAAGGTAAGTTTGAATACGGATTCGTCGAAGAGTGCGAACTGGAAAACTTTGAATATCACATCGGCCAAAAGGTTGTTGTTCAGAATAATCTGATTCTGAGCAACTTCACTAAGGGTGTAATCTCTGGATTTAGTTTGTCCAGTATTGGCACTCCTCTGGCTCATGTGAACTGGTTGGAGGGTGCTCCACCACTGCGCATCCGACTGGACAAAATCAAAGTTGACCAGGCTCGGAAAGTGTGGATGCTCGTTCAGCGTAATGAGACTGTCCGTGATGGAATCGATTTCGCAACTGGTTCTCGTTATATGGAAGCTCAGCGCGGAATTTATGGTCGTCGTTTCTTTACTCGTGAAGATGCGGAAGCCAGAGCTCGTCAGCTTGTGCGGGAATTTGGACATGAAGTCCTAATCTTGCAGAGCGTTGCGGTCTGTAATGCAGAAGGCCAAACTCGCACTATCAAGTAATCCTGCATTAATGGAATGCTGTTTGACATGGAAAAGGGAATTAAGTCATGAGCAAGTCTTATGGTAACAAACGCATTCTGGGTGACTCTCCGTGCCCAGTTTGTACAGCGGAAGGTCGTGACCGTACTGGTAACCATCTCCAGCACTGGATTAACGACGAAACGCAAGAACAGTGGGTCTATTGCTCCCGTGATGGATTCTACGAAAAGATTGACGAAGGTAACAAATCTGAATGGGAAGGTGTTCGTACAGAATATCGTGAACTGACAGAAGAGGAACGTGAAGCAGCGCTGTCTCAGGTGCGTGAGTTACCAATGATGGCTCTTGATTCTCGTGGTATTAAGCGAGATGTTGCTGAACGTTATGGCGTTCGAGTTGGACTTTCATCCACAAACCGTGAACCTATTTCTCACTTCTACCCGAAGGAGAAAGATGGTGTTATCATGGCGTACAAAGTTCGTATCCTGAATCCTAAAAGCTTTTATGCTGTAGGTTCTGGTAGTGGTTGTGACCTGTTTGGTATCAGCCAAGCACGAATGGGTGATGTTTATTCTCAGAAGCTGTTTATCTTCGAAGATGAACTCAGTGCAATGTCTGGTTTCCAGGTGTTGGTTGAGAACAGCAAATCAACTTATAAGCCAGCGTGTGTGTCGTTGCCTGATGGTTCTAAATCAGCAGCTTCGGCTTTAGCTCGTAACCGGCAGTTCGTTGATTCATTCGCTGAAATCGTTGTCTGTATGGATAATGATGAGGCTGGTGATGATGCTGTAAACACGATTCGTGCTATGTATCCGAACGTGAAGATTGCACGTATTCCAAAGGGCTTGAAGAAGGATGGTTCTCCTGTAAAGGATGCCAATGACCTTCTGATGGAAGGCCGTAATTTAGAGCTGAACAACATCCTGCGTTTCAATGCAGCTAAAGAATCTCCAGCAGGTTCTGCAACTGTAGCTGAATGCTTGGAAGATGCTCTGAAGAAGCCAGAGTGGGGTCTGTCTTTCCCTTGGGAAGGTCTGACCAACCTGACCTTTGGTCTTCGATTCGGTGAAGTAATTTCTATTGGTGGTGGTGTAGGTGGTGGCAAGACTCTTCTCGCACACGAGATTGCGTCTCATATCATTAACGTACACAAGCACAAGGTCGGAGCTTTCATGCTCGAAGAGACCGTGGGTAACACCATCAAGAACATCGCTGGTAAATCAGCGAACATTCCTTTCCACCGTCCAGACGTAGATTTCGACCCCGACCTGTTGAAGAACGAGGCCATGAAGTATGATGGTCAACTGTTCTTGTACCGTAACTTCGGTCAAAACGATTGGGAAGATATCAAACGTTGTATGCGTTTCTGGGTGGTAGAGCATGGTGTTAAGTTCATCTTCTTGGACAACATCACCGCTCTGGTTTCTCATCTCTCAGCGACTGAAATCAACACTGAAGTTGCAAAGATTGCCGTTGAACTGGCTGGTCTGTGTAATGAGTTGAACTTCACTTGCTTCGTATTCTCTCACTTGAACCCACCAAAAACTGGTGCTCCGCACGAAGAGGGTGGTCAGGTTCAGGAAGTACAGTTTACAGGTAGCCGAGCGTTAATGCGTTTCAGCCAACTAATCCTTGGTTTTGAGCGCAATAAACAGGCTGACGGCGATGCACGTAATTTGTCCCAGATTCGTCTTCTCAAAGACCGAAACTTCGGACAGACCGGCATTGTTCCGACTGTGTACAATCCTGTAACAGGACGCCTGAGACAGCGTACTGAGGATGAATACGACGCTAAGAATCCGTTCTCAATTCCTGGCGCTGAGCCGGAAGACGACGGAGGTGTTCCTCGTGATGATAGCCGACCATTCTAAGATTTGCACCAAGTGTGGGTCTGAGAAGGGTTTAGGTGAATTTTACTTTGTCAAAAGTCGAGGCAGATATCAATCACAATGTAAAAGTTGTGATAGAGCTGCTTCGGCAGAAAGACATAAAAGGCTTTACGCCCATCAAGATGAATACTTGAAGAACAAGAGACTTAAAACTCGATATGGTATCTCCTTAGAAGAGTTTAATTCTCTGTTAGAATCTCAAGAAGGTAAATGCAAAATCTGTAAAAATGAATTGGATGGTGCTGGCGTTCTCGACCACTGTCACGGAACATTGAAAGTCCGAGGCATACTCTGTCGAACTTGTAACGCTGGTTTAGGACAATTCAAGGATAGCATTGAGATATTGAGAAAAGCTGTGGAGTATTTAGAGAATTCCTAAGGATAGGACATGGCATTAAGAATTGCTTGTACCGATATTGAAACGAATAACCTGTATCTGGATGTAGACAAGTGGCATTGTGCTTGGATTATTGAGCCGACCACTGGTATCCGTAAAGGGTATCGTCCTGAGCAATGGAAAGAGTATCTGGAGGATTTAGCCGGATACGATATTGTGATTGGCCACAACGTGATTGATTACGATTTTCCAGTGCTTGCAAAATTGTTCCCGAACGAATTTCGTATTAAGCGTGTCTTTGATACGCTTGTGCTGAGTCGTATGTTGGAGCCTGACCGTCAAGGCGGTCATAGCCTTAAGTCTTGGGGTGTTGCACTTGGCATCTTAAAAGGAACTTATGGCGAAGGTGAAGATGTTTGGGACGTTTTCAGCGAGGACATGTTTAACTACTGTGAGCAGGACGTTAACGTAACAGTCGCACTGTATTTGCACCTTTGTGAAAAGGCTGGTTTTGACCCGTTCAATCCGCCATCGAGCTTAATCGAATTTTACAAATAACGGTGTAAGGATACCCCTCAAAGGCCACTACTATAAGGGTGGCCTTGCTAAAGGAATTAGCATGGATTCACTATTTGAAGTAAACGGAATTATGTTTAGCTATGACGAGTTATCAGACACAATTGTCTGCTCTGACCCGTATTCTTTCTACGACTCGGAAGAGTCAGAAGACTAAGGAAGGTCTAATGCTGTTATCTGCTCCTCAACTGCACCAACTGATTGAAGATGGTGTAATTGATGCACTGCATGAGAATGTGAACTCTGCATCCATCGATGTTCGTATTGGTAATGAAATCCTCATAGAAGCACCGGCTGACGGTCGTGCCCCAGGTATTGGTTTATTCCATGCCGTCCATGAGGAACCAGTGGACATATCTGCTAAGCAGTCACCAACCTTCCATAAGGTAACCATTCCAGAAGAGGGTATTGTAATTGAACCAGGCCAATGCTTCCTTGCACACACCGTCGAAACTTTTAATTTACCTGACACCATCTCCGGGCAGTTTATTGAACGTTCTACAGTCGCACGGTGTTTTCTTGAACATATGCAAGCCGGGTGGGCTGACGCCGGTTGGCATGGCGCTCAGCTTACACTTGAGTTCAAAAACATGAACGAGTACCATCGCCTGTTAATTAAACCAGGTATGCGTATCGGTCAAATGGTGTTCTTCCAGCACGAAACAGTGGGTGAGGATTCATACGCTGTGAAAGGTAATTACAATAAGCAGCGTGGTGCAACAAAGGCTTACGCTGGTGAAGGTCACACGGAATAAGTGAGGTGTTGAATGAATCGTCGTCAAAGTCGTAAAGAACAGCGTCGTGAAGCTCTGAAAGAAAGCACTCGTCATGCTCGTCGTGAGAGTGAAGAAGTAAGAGTTGCGAAACCTGTGCATCCCCTCAATGAGTTCCAGGCTGAATTACAGGCTGAAATTCATGAGTCGCAAGTAGTTTTCGTAGACGCTCCGGCTGGATGTGGTAAAACATTTATTATCATGTCAACCGCTATTGACTGGCTTAAAAAGAATAAAGTCAAGAAGATTATCCTTAGCCGACCTTCAGTTGGCATGGGTCGCTCTCTTGGCCTTCTGCCAGGTACAATGCGTGAGAAGTTCGAGCCATACCTGATGCCTCTGATTGATGTAATCAAAGAGCGTTATGGTCATGGTTTCTATGAATGTCAGCTCGGTAATGGCAATATTGAATTCGTCCCGCTGGAATATCTGCGTGGCCGTTCATTCAATGATGCAATCATCATCGTTGACGAATTACAAAACACCAAACCTGATGAAGCCTATTCAATCATGACTCGTCTGGGTGAAACATCTAAGCTCTTCTGCTTAGGTGACTCCGAACAGCATGACATGAGTGGGCAGAATGGCCTTGAATGGTCAGTCGATTTCATTGACCGCCATAATCTCGACAGTTTCGCAGCAGTAGTGGAAGGTTCTTCAGACGATATCGTTCGAAGCGGCTTCTGTAAAGCAGTTGTTAAGGCTATGGAACATGACAACGAGAGAAAGGATAAGTAATGACGTTTAAGGTAATTAAGTATTTCGGTAGCACCTGCGCACCATGTAAGGCCATCGCTCCAATCTTCGATAAAGTTCAAAAAGAACTTGAAGAAGAGGGTTTCGTATTTGAATCACGGAGTATTGATGAAGATACCTATCGAGACGAAGCTCGTACTTTTGGCATCCGTGGCATTCCTACTATCGTTGTGTTTGAGGATTCTGCTCCTCTGGACATGAAGACAGGTATGCAGTCTGAAGACATGCTGCGGAATTTCATTCTCTCAGCGGCACGGAAGGCGGAAAATGCTTCTTGATTATAACCATCGTGATAAACTGAACCGTGTAATTCGCGGTGATGATATTGTTATCTGGTCGAACGGTAAATACAACCAACCTATTATGGTTGCACGAGTTGTTGGTGTAACCAAACAGAAAGTTCGTATCCATGTTCTGTCCAGTGGTAAAACAACCCTCTCCTACCCTAAAAACCTTGTGGTAATCACTCAGCAAGTGAATGCCAACCTTGAAGGTAATGTGGGTGCTAACATGGATTTAGAAGAGAGTCGCTAATATGGTCTATCGTTCCTTGAAGGATTGGAACAAGAAGGGCAAGATGGTGAAGAAGGGTGAGCGAGCTTCGGCTCGTTCTTCCGACGGAGTTGCTTTGTTCTCAAGTTCCCAAGTTAAGAAGTTCCCAAAACGGCCCAGTTGTCCAGACCACTTCCGAGTATTTGGATACAATTCCTCTCGTGATTATGACGATTGGGATGAAAGGGATGATGCAATCGGCATGTTGTATTGGTGATTTATGAAATGCTTCAAGTGTGATAGCACTCATATGGCATCTCGAACTTACACAATGAGAGAGCTCAAGAAGGGCTCTCCCAAGCGTGGTAAGAATAAAGAGTACGTCACTATCACTGTAAAAGAGTGGAAGTGTCGTGATTGTCAATCCTGTTCCTTGGAATACTCACAATGAAAGTTGGTTTATTAATAGCTAATGGTGGTGACGGTTCGGCAAGCATTCATTATTTCAAAGATTTAATCTATGCTAGTCAGTTACAAGATTGTGATACTCACTGTGAAACTTTTGGTCTTAATGATAGTATGGATATCATTGATGTTCCAGAAGGGTTCTATCCTCCAGGTGGATTCAGTGACTATGAGTGGGATTTGGAAGAATAATTAATTTGGGAGTCATGGATGACTATTGAAGCTAAACTTGTTGATGTAATGGGTAATGATACTTCTGTTGTTAATGCAGCACGAGTTTCATACGGTGTAGTTCGTGAAGGTGAGATGAATGAACGAGATGTTCGTCTGGTTAAGTTCCTTGCTCGTGAGCGTCATGTTACACCCTTCCGTCATGCTACTATTACCTTCCGCTGTAAAGCACCTATTGCTATTGCCCGTCAGTTAGGCAAGCACCAAGTTGGTTTTAGCTGGAATGAACTTAGCCGTCGATACAAAGATGGTGGAGTTGAAGTGTTTAAACCTGATGTGTTGTTCAAGCGACCAGATAATCTTCATGATGGTTCCGGTGAAGCTTTTGATAAGTCTTCTGTTGATGGAACTATGGCTCATGTTGTTTTTGAGCGTATGTGTGAAGATGCTGTAGCCAATTATGAACGACTGCTTGAAATGGGTGTCACACCTGAACAAGCGAGATTCGTACTGCCACAAGGCATGATTACCGAGTGGGTATGGACTGGTTCACTGTACGGTTGGTTTGAAGTTTATCGTCAGCGTTCAAGCACACATGCTCAGTATGAGGTAAGACTCTTTGCTCAAGAGATTGACAAAGAATTGTCCAAACTCTTCCCAATTGCTTGGGAATCCCTGAAAGCTACTATTAAGGATACTGAATAATGTTAGGAGCACGTCCAAAACGCCCTGCACCAGAATCACTCCAGGTACTTGTTGGTAACCTGACACTGTTGCAGATTAAGGCTAAAAACTATCACTGGAATGTTACAGGTGAAAGTTTCTATGGCGACCATCACACCTTTGATGGACTCGCTGATTTAGTTGAAGACTGGATTGACACCATCGCAGAGCGTATGCGAGCTTTACAAGAGCCCGTTGATGCTCGTGCAGCTCTCTATCTTGAGAGTATGTGGTTTAGTGAAGGCGACCATGAAATTGACCGAGACGACATGGTGGGTGGTATGGTTTCTACTCTTGAGACTGTTGCTACTCATCTCTACTCTATGATTCGGGATGCCGATAATCCGGTCACTCAGAACATCCTCCAGGACCTGTGTGCTGATTTGGAAAAACAAGCATATTTCCTGCGCTCTTCTCAGTGAGGTAAGTTGTGGTAAAGTTTATGGCACGTCAGGGTGGTTTGATTGACTTCGATGTTAATCAGATTATCCAATCAATCATGGCCGCCCAAGAGGCGGTCGAAATGTCGTCTTTCGACCAAGCGTTGCAGATTGCAATGATTGTCCAGGGTAAGTATCTGCACCAACTGGTTGTGACACCTCACGAGATTGATGAGGAAGTTGAAGACCTGCTGATGGAACTTAACCCTAAGGTGGCGAGGGCTTATATCACTCGTCGTGTAACAAAACTGGTAACTCAGGATTTACAAAATGCTGCGGGTAATCAGTAAAGTGACGGGGAAACCCGTCCTTATCAACTTTAACGAAGAAACCCAATCTTGGGAGGTAGTTAATGAGCCTGAAGACAATTCGGGGCAACTTGATTCAACTGGCTAAAGAAGGTCAGTTTGATGTGATTGCACATCAGGCTAACTGCTTCTGTACAATGAGAAGTGGCATTGCCCCTCAGATTGCTGACAACTTTTACTCTGCTTTCCGTGCAGATGCCGATACCAATCGTGGTGACAAAGCTAAGCTTGGTAATTTCTCTGTAGGTAAAGAGAAAAGTGGTCTTTTGGTTTTCAACCTCTATGGTCAGTACGGTTGGGATAAAACCCAGGGTAATTATGGTACTGATGAAGAGGCTTTAGTTCATGCACTCAACATGATGGCCAATGAACTTAAGGCTAATGCTGTTGACTTCCAAACCTATCGTATCGGTTTCCCAAAAATCGGTTGTGGTTTGGGTGGTGGTAATTGGGAACGAATCTCAAAACATATCGAAGAAATCTTCGACAATGAAAGAATTGGTTATCCAATGTTTGATGTAACTTATGTGGAGTATTCGGTATAATGTATCGTCGAGTCACACGCCGGTCAGTGGAATGTGACTGGTGCTTTATTCCAATGAAACAAGTAAGTACGGATGATTATTCCCACTATTATGAATGCCCCCGCTGTAAAGAAACAGTCCCCGGGGAAAGATTCGATGAATCTGATGTAGACGATTATTGGGAGAATTAATAACATGGAAGGTGTACAAATGACTGCTACTGAATGGTGTTTTAAAATGCGTGACGACGCTTATGCTGCTGGTGATGAAAAGTCCGGTCGAGCTTATCAAGAGCTAGGTCAGGTTTGGATGAAACGAGAGCAACAAAGTGAACGTGGCGTTGACCGTTCGTGCAGTGAATAACACGGAGGTTTACAATGCCGTCTAGTCCTGGATACGTTCGTAATTATAAGCAAGAACGTCTGACAGCCATTAAACGTGGTGAAACAGGCGTAGGTGCGAAGTCTGGTGATGCAATGCGTCATAAGGCTCGTAGAAAGGTTCAAAATGAGATGGGCAAGAAGTTGCCTACTTCAACTCATGTTGACCACAAGAAAACTCTGAAATCTGGTGGCGATAACCACAGCTCTAACTTGCGTCTTCGTGATGCTAGTGAGAATATGTCTGCTGGTGGCAAGTCAGGTAGTAAGGCAGGGAAGTCCAAAGGTGGGAAGAAGGGCGCTAAGTCCAAACGCTTACCAGTGAAACGTCCCGATTAACAGGGCTGCCGAAAGGCGGCCTTTCTTGTCTCTAAGGAATGGCAATGGCGATTTATCGTAATCGTAACATCTCTAAGGCTAATATGGCAAATGTAATTGACCTGAAAATTGGTAAAGAAGTAACTAAAGAAAACCCGAAGAATGAATATCGTTTTGAAATTCATACATATTTCGGTGACGCTGATGCTTATGAAACAGTAAATATCAAGATTAAGAGTAAAGAGCAAGCTGTTGAATTCGCTGACTTCCTGAAAAATCAGATGGCGGTTGCATACCCTCATGGTCGTGGCGGCGGTGATGAGTATCTTTACAAAAATTCAAAAGATGTTCCTGATTGGAATAAGTGGTTTGGTTACGATGAAGAAACCAACGAGTATGGTGTCTTCGGAGATTACTGGCCTTGCAATTGGGATTACTGGGGTGAAGCATCTTATGATTACACTCATATAACATATTATGATGAGGATGGTCGTGAATACTCCGTTGAAGAAGTCTCTGAATAAACGTTATCTGGATGCACGGTTACTCTTAGCCCAGGTGGATGCCGGGAGAGTTCGTCGTGACATGGATAACTGGGCTCGGTCCCAATACGGTGAATGCAAGCGTTGCTCTCACTGTCAGAATTTGAGAGGGGTCTTCCACTTCGAAGAGTCCTCCAATAGCGATGATGGGTTATTTCCCCTTTGTCGTCAGTGTGTTGCCAAAATGGAAACGGCACACGCAAAGAACTACCAACGTTATTTCCCTAATACTATGGAGCAGTAAAATTATGGCACTTCTGATTGCATATCGTGAATATACCACCGACGGTCGTTTTGTATCAGCAGCCGAGTACGAAACTCACTCTTCTGTACTGGCCGACGATTTGGTGTGCCTGTTTGAGTCCAATGACAAGCCTACTCGACTTGCTGTTGGTGAAATCTATAAACATCAGAAACTCATGTCTAAGAAAGAAGAGTTGAAAGAACTTTTCCGTACTAACGTATCTGTTCGTGATACTAAGACTGGTCGTTTCGTTAAATGGGGTAACTTAATCTAATGCTGGATGAGGTCATTTGTACTGCCAGAAGCATTGAACAAGAGCGTGACACTATAGGTGTCACTCTCAAGGTAGCTGAAGAAACTGGAGAACTTGCTCAGGCAGTTCTTAAGCGTATGGGCTACGAAGAGATTGTCAGTGAAGTAGCTGATGTGATTATTGCAGTAACTGACGCAGGATACCAGGCCGCATTGGACTCTGGTCTTCAAGGAAAATACGAAGCCGACTTAATGATTGCTATCAGCAATAAACTGGCCAAATGGGTTCAGGTGTACGGCAAGTGAACTGATTGAGGTAGATATGGATATCAAACCGGACTGGACAAAACCTTTCCTTCTTGAACAGAAGGTTGCAGATTTAATCTCAAAACAATGGAAGCATGGGTGTAATTTCGATGAGCGTCAAGCTCGTTGGTATGTTCATGTTCTCACTGAAAAGATTCTCAAGATTGACCTTGAGTTGGTTCCTCTGTTGCCGCCGATGCAGCACAAAGGTACTGAATATAAAGCACCGTTCAAGATGAATGGCCAGCCGAAAGTGTTCGTGCAGAAATACATGGACACTCATGGACTGACTCTTGATGAAGTCTCCGGACCGTTTTCAGCGGTTTGGTATACTCCATTTGACCCAGGTAAAACATCTCGTCTGAAAGATGTCATGTTGGATATGGGTTGGTTACCTACTGAATGGAATGAGAAGAAAACTCCATTCCAAGTGTGGCAGTATCGTAAACGTCTTGAGAAATCAACGTTTGCGAACTTCATCAACAATCAGTGTGACAAAGAAGATAAAGTAGCTTTCTTAGAAGCGGTTGAGGGTTTCGTAGATTCCCATCTCCGTGGAAAATCAAAAGGTTACATGAGAGCAATCTTGACGGCAATTGGCTTCGACCTAAGCCGCAAGGTTCCTAACTTTGACCAGATTAAAAAGAAGTTACTACTGCGACAGTTTTGGCCAACCTCTCCGAAAATCACTGAGGATTCATTTGAATCAGTGAGTGAGGATGAAGGTCTCGCTCTCAAACTTCTGAAAGAACGAATGATTTGGGCTCACCGTCGTTCGTTGATTCAAGGTCTGATTGAGCAGGTGCGTGTGGATGGGAAGTTGTCGGGTGAAGCTAACCCATGTGCGACTCCTACAGCACGTATGCGACATAAGATTATTGTTAACATTCCAGCCGCAGGTTCACCATTCGGTGAGGAGTGTCGTCACTTGTTCAAAGGTGACAAACGTAAAGGCTCAACAGCTAAACTTGTTCGTAAGCTGACTGCTGAGATGGAAGCATCTGGCAAGTTCAGACGTAAACCGCTTACCAACATTATGCAGGAGTTTGACAAAGGTCGTTGGGAAGACGCAGGTCACTGTTCATTCCTGATTCCTGCTGGTCAAGATGCGTTTGTTGGTGGGGATGGTGCAGGTCTTGAGTTACGTATGTTGACTCATTATCTGATTGCAGTTTCTAAGATGCTTCTGGAAGAAGCTAAAGAGAGTGGTGATAAGAAGAAAGAATCTTATTATCAGAAAGCTCTTGATTCAGCTTTAGAATATCGTGAAGTTCTGTTGAATGGTGATATCCACTCACACAACCAGAAACTTGCAGGTCTTCCAACTCGTAAGCAAGCTAAGACGTTTATCTATGCGTTCTTGTATGGCGCTGGTAACGCAAACTTAGGTGCTCAGTTGGGTGGTGGTCTTGAAGAGGGTCAGAAAGCTCGTGAAGCATTCTTGAAAGAGTGTCCTTGTATTCCAGTTCTTATGGATTGGGTTCAGGATTTCGCTGGCAAGAATGGTTGGGTTCCAGCAATTGATGGTCGTAAGCTCATCATGCGTCGTGACCCATTCAGCGGCGAAGTAATGACTCACAAAGCTTTGAACACAATGTTACAGTCTGCTGGTTCAATCGTAATGAAGATTGCAGATTGCTATCTGACAGGTTGGATTGAAAAATCTGGTCTGGAAGCTTACCAAGTTATCATGATGCACGATGAATTCCAGTTCACTTGCAAATGGGAAGATGTTCCAACTCTTCGCTCTTATATTGATGCTTGTGTTAAGAAGGCTGGTGAATCTCTGAATATGGAATGTCCATTGGCGTCTGACTCTATGTTAGGCGGCTCCTGGTTACACACTCACTAAGGTATGATAATGAGAGGCATTAATTGTTTTCTGGCAGCAGTATTCTGGTGGTTCATAATTGTATGCCTCCCGTTAATTATATCTAAGTTCTTAATAGATTTAGGTGTGTTGAATGGACAGTGAAAAGTATCGAATGGAAGGACACCGATGGTTTCTTGACAGCAATGCTGGTAAGCACGTCTGTGCTGTTTGCGGTCTTATACGCTTACGGAATAGAGCAACTGACTGGTGTGTAGAAAGAGGCTGTCTCTATAAACTTCACCCATCGTACAAAAGTTCGATGAGAAACTTAACCAAAATGCCTTGGAGTTGATATGGCAGGTTCTAAATTGTGGATAATTGGTCGGATGATTGATGGGAAATTTGTCATGACATGTGACCAATCCAATACAGACACCAATTACTATATGTTCGACAGTGAACATAAAGCTTGGGAGTTTATAACAAATCGCATTGATGAATCCCAAAGGGAAAGATTCACTGTTTCTCCAGTTCACGTACTTAAGGCACAACGATGAAAACATTTTGGTGGATTTACGACGAACATGGTATCATGAATTTCTTTGATACACATGAGGCATTTCGTTATGCTCGTCAGCACGTTGATGGATTAATGGAAGGTGATACTTGGCGCTGTGATTCATTCCAGGCTGAAGCTGTCGCAGATTGTTGGGATATTGAACATCTCCATCAGTGGGAGAACGGAGTCTTCGTTGGAAAACGTGAATACTAAAGTACTCATTGGTCATGTGTATGTGACTGATGTTTGTCCTCGTTTTGAGTTCGATAAAGAGCCAGTAGATGAATATCGTGTTTGGCGTCGTTATCATGAGAACTTAGTTAAAATTATTCCTGTTTATGCTGATGAGGATGTTGAAGATGAAAGCTGCGATTTTCTTGTATGACCTGACCGGAATCATGGCTCAGCCTTGGATTCGAAATGGGTACAAGTGTTTCTGCTTTGATGGTCAACACCCAGAAGGTGTAACTGATGCCGATACTAATCATGTTAAGGTTGGTATGTGGCTTGAAAATGACGAATCAACTCTTGATAAAATCATTGACATTATTGGTGATAATGAAGTCAAGTTTGTGTTCGGGTTCCCTGAGTGTACAGACTTAGCTGTATCTGGTGCTGTCCACTTCAAAAAGAAACTTGAAGCTGACCCTGAATGTCAGATTCGAGCTACTGAGAGGGCCAAGTTTGTTCAGGTTGTTGCAGACCATTGGAATGCACCTTGGGGTGCTGAGAATCCAGTAAGTGTGTTGGCAACTTTGTGGCGTAAGCCTGACTTTAACTTCCATCCATATGAGTATGGTGGATATTTACCATCTGACGATGTTCATCCTCTGTATCCTGAATACATCGCACCTCGTGATGCTTATCCTAAAAAGACTTGCATCTGGTCAGGTAATGGCTTTCTCCAACCTGATAAACGAGCTGTGATTCCTGAGGATGGATTCAGTCGTCAACACAAACTCTTAGGTGGTAAGTCACTTAAGACTAAGAATATTCGCTCTGCAACTCCTCGTGGGTTTGCTGAAGCTGTATTCCAAACTAATGGGAGTGTTTCCTTTGCCTAACCTGATTGTAGTCAGCGGGGCAGGACTCTCTGTTGCAAGTGGAGTCCGTGCTTTCCGCACTGATACTGATAGCGGTAAAGCTATGTGGGATGAGTATGACCTTGAAGAGGTTTGTAACATCCAAGCTTTCCGTGGAAACTTCTACCACAAAACTCACACCTTCTACAACAAGCGCCGTGAAGAGCTAGGAACAGTTGAGCCCAATGTGGCTCACCTCCGTATTGCTGAATGGTTTGAACGTTATAAAGGTCGTGTTAAAAACGTCACAACAAACGTTGATGATTTGCTTGAACGTGCTGGAATTCCTGAAGAGGAAGTTATTCATGTTCATGGCAGATTGAATTATCTTCGCTATAAACTCGAAGAGGGTTCTGAAGAACAATGTGTAAACATTGGTTACACTCAGATTGAACCAGATGATTATCACTGGTGTAAACCTGATGTTGTTTTCTTTGGTGAATTGGCTCCAAAGTATCAAGACATGTATAATGTGTTTGATGATATAATGCCTGATGATATTATCATATTGGTAGGGGCTTCAAACCAAGTAATCAACTTTATTTGGGACTTGTTCCCAGCCATTAACCGTGGTGCAAAGTTGGTTGTGGTTAATCCTCAAATTGACATGAGTGAACGGTATCAAATGGAGTCCAATGGTATCCAATACTTCCTCACAACAGCAGAAGATGCCTTCACTAATCCAGAGTTTCTGGCACTAATTGAAGGACACATGGAACGTGGGTGATGATTACTATGTATGGCCTGATGGCACTTGGTGCTATGGTCATGATATTGAAGAGTATCTAACCTTTATGAGTATGGACTTAAGTGTTAAAAGTTGGTACTCTTGGTTGGTTAATTTTTCACAACAATCTCGAATCGGAAGGATACACACATGTCTAAAGTTCAATGGGAAGTTCATTTCGTTTACTCTTATGGTTTCGAGATGAAATCTATTCACAAAACACGAGCAGAAGCACGAGCTCATAAGAAAAATATCCTACAGAATGGTAGTCCTCAGACTATCACAACTGCTGATATTTATAAAGTAACCGTCTTACCTGGTCTTTCTAAAATGGTTCAGGAAGGTGTTTACACTTATAAGAAGGTTCGTTAATTATGAGAACCACTGGGTATAAAGATGGTACCCGGTTCCATGAAGCGCTGATTGATGGTTGGAGTCGTGGATTCCAGCCAGAACAGTGTATACAGGAACTTCGTGAAATAGGGTACGAAGTTGATGAAGATTTCATATTGATGTTCCATTCAAATATGGACAGAGAGATGGAAATGTATTATGAACGTGTTGATAAAATCTAAGGAAGGATAATGACTACACTAATTGAACGCTACTCTGAGCCTAACAAAGAAGGTATCTTCATTTTCACGTCTGATTTTGAATACACTCCAGGTGATGTTATTGATTTCATTAAGCTTTCAGAACTGAAAGAGCAAATTGATGCACTTCATTCTGATGAATCATCTCGAATTCTCCAAGCATCACTACTTGGTGACCTGACCTGCGATGGGTGTACAATCTAATGGATTTTGATGAAACTACTGTGACTCGGGAGCTTCGAATTGGCCTCGATTTTGATGATACTGTTAGCGCTGATATTGAAGGCTGGTCTGCCGTTGTTTGCTTGATGAAGGGAATTGGTTGGGATGTTCGCATCACCACCTTCCGTCATGAGCACGGGGTAAGTGATAATGAGGATGTCCTCAGTTTCGCTAAAGAAGCAGGTATTCCTGTAATTTTCACTAACGGAAAGCAGAAACGACACCACACCCGTGAAATCGGGTGGGTTCCTCATATCTGGATTGACGACTCCCCACACTTCATTCCATCAGTTCACCAAATGACTTGGATTTTACAGTCCTGTATTAATGAAGGTGATGTTGGTGACTTGGCTACAGAGATTGAAGAAACAAAAGCTTTTACATCCTTGGAGGATTAATGTTCTACTATTACCACACTTTTAAAATACTCTTCTGGTAAGACCAAAAGAAGTTAAGAAAGTTTATACTGATGCCGACGTTGCAGCAGAGAACTTGATTCTGTTGGGTGGTACAATTATCAAGCTTCAGGAAGTTCAGGAATGAGTTTCTGGGGAGCACTTTTTATCGCAACCCTCTTTGCTGTAGGGTTGTGGTTTGTCTCTGCATGGATTGATAAAGAGCATGGCTGAAGTTTACTTTATGGGCGATGGACATTTTGCCCACCGAAATATTTTGAAATATCGTCCGGAATTTAGCACTATTGAACAGCATAACCAGACAATCATTGATAACATCAACGCAGTGGTAACAGTGCGTGATAAGATGTTCTTCATGGGCGACTGGGTTTTTGATGATTCAGCTTTGGCTTTGATTGCAAAGATTAAGTGCCCGAACAAGCATCTGGTTCTTGGAAACCACGACGACTACAATGTAGACTTTACTAAAGTGTTCAAATGGGTCTCTGGTCCAATCAAATACAAAGAGTTCTGGCTGACGCACATTCCAGTGCATCCTATGGAACTTCGTGGTAAGCGTAATATCCACGGTCACATGCACCGTTCTGCTATTAACGACCCACGGTATTTCTGTACAAGTGCAGAGCGTCTGAATTATCGTCCCATTTCTTTACAAGATATTCGGAGGTATTTCAGTGAGCAACGTACATTTGGGCAAAAAGTCGCAAGAGCTATTAAATCAGGTACATCCAGATTTAAGAAAAGTTCTTGAAGAAGCCTTTAAGTCTATGCCTTTCGACATTACTGTGTTACCATCTACAATTCGCACTGTAGAAGAGCAACGCAAGAATGTTGAAAAAGGTGTGTCTTGGACAATGAAGTCTAAGCATTTGGACGGTCGGGCTGTTGACATTGCACCATATCCAGTGGATTGGAACAATTTGGAACGATTCGTTGTTATGGCTGCACATGTGCTAGCTGCTGCTGACAAGTTAGGTATTAGAGTTGTTTGGGGTGGAACCTGGGCACCTACTACTGAAGGTTGGCAAAAGAACAAACGGTTCGATGGTCCTCATTTCGAAATTTAACATGAGGAAATATGGCACGACCAGCCACTTCAATTGACAACTCGGACCTGCAAAACTTGTTCTCGAATTTTGATGAGTTTCATGAACTCAGTGGATGGATTCAAGATGTGCTGTATGGGGCTGCGAATTCTGGTCATTCGCGTCCCTCATCTCCCTATGCTTTATTTCAAGCGTTGAGAGCTCTACAAACAATCGACTTAGAGTCAGTGACACGGTTTGTGAACATTAAATCTGAGACGGTTGATGGAAGAACTTTCAGCAGGAGTCACAACTACGCATTTATGAATCGACTCATCTATGCCAGGAAGGCAATTGAGTTTCATTATGAGAAGAAGACAGGTGGAAAGCTTCGAGATTTGTATCATCGAAATTCCACATTTGCCGGTGATTTCTGCTACTTTGACGGTGTTTCACGGTCACAAATATTTACTTAAATGTGTAAGTATTGTCACGGATTGACACTAAACAATATACAAACCAAGCGAAGAGCATAAACAGTCTCTTCATTTTAATTGAGCTATATTAAGGAATATACACATGACTACTGCTATCCCATCTACTTCCTCTTCTAAAAAATCCCGTACCGTATATGACGTTATTGAAAACGATGTATATGATGCGCGTATTGTCCGCTTTATCGGTCTTGGTGTTCAGGAACAACCTGAATGGCAGGGCGAACGCAAAGCTCCAGCTTTTAAGTGCTCCATTGCATTCGAACTGATTGATATCGATGCTACCGGTCGTACTTTCGAAGGTGACGACGACAAAGTCGGTAAGCCGATTGACCCTCGCCCATCTTGCCAGTTCAAAGATTACTTCCTGTTCCCAGGTGCTAAACGTGGTGGTGTATTCGACCTCTGCAAAGCAATTGACCCAACTATCACTGAAGTTCCACGTAATCTGGAATGGTTCATGGATAAACTGGGTGAAGTTGTTTCTGTTGGTGTTGGTTCTTATACCACGAAACAGGGCATCACTCGTAACAAAGTAACTTCTGTTGGCGCTGTTAGCTCTCGTAACAAATCCAAAGTAGGTGAAGCTCGTTCAGAACTGGTTGCGTTCAACCCGTATTCCGATACTCCAGCAATGACTGCTGCGTATGCTAAGGTTTACAAGTTCCAGCGTGACATGCTGACCGAAGCTAAAGATGCTCAGCACATCCCATATGCAGGTAAAGAGCCTGTCAATGATGGTGGTGATGGTGACCGTCCAGATAACACTACTACTCGTGAAGAAGAGAAGTATGGTAGCAATACCAACACTCGTAACACCCCGAACGATGTTGCTTTTGACGACGACATCCCGTTCTAATTGAAATTCAGGTGATTTGCTACCTTAAGTGCAGCTAGAAAATGCCCTCTTCGGAGGGCTTCTTTTCCATTTAATACAGGGATTGTATTATGGCAAAGCGCATTAGTGCTCCAACTCCTAAGAAAACTTCATATACATTCGAAGAATTATATGCTGAGTTCTGGGGTCCATTGCAGAAGCAATTCTTCTACATGGAAAAAGATTATCATCTTGCTGAAGATTTGGCTCAAGAAACTCTTCTGAGAGTTTGGCAGTATTGGGACCGAATTCAGTGGGATAAGTTAGGTGGTGTAATCGGTACGATAGCTAACAATGTCCGATATGGATATGTACGCAAGGAATTCGACCGAGTAGACACTGAATTGTATGACAATGTGTTAGAGTTTGAATGCCATGACGATGGATTAACTGACCCCATTCGAGAGCTATTATCAGACGAGGCATCCAACTTTGTTCAAGAGGCTTTTGAAAGTCTTAAGGATTCAGAGCGAGAATTATTCGCCGATATCTACTTGAAGAATTTGGAAACCAAGGACGTCGCTAAGAAGCATCGTATGACAGCGAACAACATTTATGTTAGTTTGCACCGTATTCGTAATCGCCTTATCGTCAACCTCGAACCACACAATGTAGTTCTTGACGACTAAGGAGTTAGCATGGATAGCTTATACGACAACGGAATGTACAAAATCGTCGTGAACCGTTATGACAACGAGTATCTCATTGTTAACATTGAGACTCAAGTTGTTGAGGCACGAGAATCTGCACTTCCAACTGCAAAGTTCAAAGCTGAGGCACTTAAGGCTGCTTCTGCTAAGTTCGACCAGTTGGAGAAGCAATGAGAATCTTAATCGACGCCGACATTTTAAGATATCAGATTGGCTCTGTTAAAGCAGCCCATCCATTTATCCCAAAGGAATACGTTCCTGCACCTGAGGGTGAAATTTGTAAGCTCGTTGAAGACCTCATTCAACACGTATTCAAGATTAACAAAGGTGATGAGTACATTTGTGCTCTTTCTGGTAAAGGCAACTTCAGAAATGAGGTTGCCAAACAGGAACCTTATAAGGGTAACCGAGACCCTAATGAGCAAAGACCCTTTCACTATGCAACTGTAGGTGATTATATTATTAAAAATCACCCTCATGTAGTTGTTGATGGTATGGAAGCTGATGATTGGTTAGCCATCGAACAGCGTAAAGACCCTGAAAACACTTTAATTGCTACTCGTGATAAAGACCTTTGGACTTGTTATGGTTGGCACTATCGTTGGGCTTGTGGTGAAAACCAGCCTGAAATACAGAAACACTGGGTTGATGAATTTGAATCCAAACGTTTCTTCTTTGAACAATTGCTTCACGGTGATAACACCGACAACATAATGGGTTGTGGTAAAAAGCAAGAAACAATGTGGGGTGGAAAGCTCATGATGCGTCGTAAAGGCGTTGGTGAGAAGACAGCCATAAAGATTCTTGAAAATCTGACAACTGTTCAAGAGATGTATGATGCCGTTAAGTTAGAGTATGAGAAAGTGTTCGGAGAAGAACACGAATCTGCAATGCTCGAAAATGCAAGACTTTTATATATCGGCCAGACACCAGACAATCTGTTTGAGTGGGACTGGTTAGACTATTCATTAAGTAAGGATACTGATAATGAGCCTGAAGCTACACCAACTGACCTCTGTGAACCACTCGACCCCGCTGTTCCTGAACCTAGCGCTGATTACGAAGATGGAACGCCCTTCTGAGGACTTTGTCCGACTGTATCTGGTAAGCGGTGATGTTGAAGAAGTAACTAATCGCTCCTTCCAGTCAGCGTTAACTGCTTCTGGTTCTGAAGTGTATGAGTTCAAAGGGGTTCAAGAAAAAGACCCTATTGCTAATACCACAGAGTTTGAACGACTTGATGGTTCTGATATTGAAGACGTAACAAACCTGTCTGATGGTACTATGGTGCAGGAAGCAGCTCTTGCTGAACCTCACGATAATGCTCAGATTGAAGGTTCTGAGGCTGTCTACGATGAAGAAGAAGATATCTCCCCTGAAGATGTTTTTCGGGTTATCCAGGAACTTGGCCTTGAACAAGTTTCACCAAAAGATATCGCAAACATTGCTTTGGTGATGCGAGCAACTAAAGGTCTTAAGTAATAATAAAGGGCTCCTTCGGGAGCCTTTTTCGTCTCTAAGGAAAGTGGATGAAAGAGTTATTTGCAGTTGATAAGAATGGTGGAGTTAAGCACTGGACAATTGAAGTCCTCGAATCAACTATCATTGTTCGACATGGTAAGTTTGGCGGCAAGATGCAGTCAAAAGAAACTACTGTGAAGGGCAAAAACATTGGTAAAGCTAATGAGACATCTCCCCACGAACAAGCGCTCAGAGAAGCTGAAGCGAAGTATGCAAAGCAACTTGACAAGTGCTACCGACCAACAATTGAAGAAGCAAGAAATGTGGGTGAAGCTCTTCCTATGCTTGCTCATAATTATCTTCAGCAGTCTCATCGTATCATATTTCCTTGCGATGTTTCTCCTAAACTCGATGGTGTACGCTGTATTGCAAGCATTGTTGATGATGAAGTAACACTTCACTCTCGTGGCGGTAAAACATATGATTGCCCAGAACATATTCGTCGTGAATTAATTCTGGTTGCCAAAAAAGCTCATGTAGAGAAGCTTGATGGTGAACTATACATCCACGGTCTTCCTCTTCAGGATATTGTGAGTGCTGTCAAGAAGTCAAACATGAACACTCATCGTTTGGAATTCCACGTATTTGATATCCCTGTACAGCGTGTTCCTTGGACAGAACGTAAAAACATGCTTGAAGCAGTTAAACAAGCTTGTCGTTTACCGCTGAAAGTGGTTCAGAACGTTACGGTTAACAGTGAAGATTCAGCTCGTATCTTCTTAACAAAATTCATGAATGAAGGCTATGAAGGGTTAATGCTCCGAAATCTTCGTGGAGTTTATGAATTTAACCACCGTTCACACAATTTACAGAAGTGGAAACTCATGAATGACGCTGAGGCTAAAGTTGTCGATGTTGTTATTGACAACAATAAGGAAGGTGTTCTAATCTGTGAGTTTAATGGTGGAGCAGGTTGGATTCAGTTCAAATGCAAGATGAAGGGCACTCATGAAGAGAGGGTCTTCGAGAAACAACAGAAACTCGTCGGTCAGTGGATTACTTTTAAGTATCAGGCTTTGACAAATGATGGAGTTCCTCAATTCCCAGTAGGCTTATATGTCCGTGAATGTGACAAAGAAGGTAACCCAATTGAATAATACAAGCTTAGACGCCCTGGAAAGGGCTGTTGCTGTAGCTGAAGGTCTACAGCCAGATGTTGGTTATGATGTTCTTCTGGCCGCTGCTAAGCGGTTTATTCGTTCGTCGCGTGGGCCTCAACCTTGCCCAACGTGCGGCTCCTACATCCAAGGTGCGCATTTTTGCCCAGGTCGTTCCGGTTCGGGTATTGCTTACCCGGGCGGTGGCGGAATCCCTTGGCGAAACCCAGGAGCCGGTGGAATAGAGTATTGGTATAACCAACCGACTGCCATTGGTGGTCAAACACAACATGCAAGTGTAGGTCAGGCACAAGCACCTACCCTTGGTGAATTATCTCGTATTGAGGCTAAAACTAATGACTAATCGTTGCTCTAATTGTGGTTCAGTACATCAGACTCGTCAATCTCAGACAGTCTGTAACGAAACTTATCGCCGTCGCCGTGAAGATGATGCTCGTTCAGCATCAGCTCCAGCATATGACCCTTGGACATATTCTCAATATGACTCAAGCTCTACGTACAGTTCAAGCTCTAGCAGCTCTGACAGCTATTCTAGTTGCGACTCTAGCTCTAGCTTCAGCGGTTCTTGCGACTAATTAAGGAGTTGGCCATGAATGTATTAAAACTTGAAAAAAGCGCTGGTCAGACAACCTATGGTTTCTCTCCTCGCTTCGCTCAAATGGTATTCAATGGCCAACCTCTTTTCCACCATCGCAGTCCGTTTGAATTCTACCAAACAACCCTTCGAATCATTGAAAACACTGACCGTTGGGAATATGTGGTGTATGATGATGAACGCAATATAGTGGCCTCTATGGCCATTTACAGGGATTGGGACATGCACGTAGGTGAATGCCTTAGTGTCCTTGTAGCGTTCAGCACAGACGAGCACAAGCGGGCTCTCATTGGTGGTTACAAGTGGTTGAAGGAACTTGCAATCAGTAATGGGATTGAATGGATAGCTTACACCAAAGCTACATCCCAGTATGAGATGGTTTTAAAATATAAGAGGGTGTCCTGTGAAGGTAGCCGTATTACAAGTGACGGCTGATTCTTACTCAGCATACAATGAGTTTGAATGGCAGCTAAAAGGTGTCTTCTGGAATATAGAAGATGCTGACAGGGTTGGTCGGGAGTATGTTAAAGAGAACCCAGACCAAGATTATGAGGTAATGGAAATCTCAGTCTTAGGAGCCCCAAATGAAGGTTTACGTCTTGGAGACGATGGATTACGACGAACTCACTGATGAGTTTGAGCCTTGGGAATTCCAGGGTGTATATCTATTGCTCGAAATGGCAGAGCATGATGCTGAAGTAACGTCTTGTTCTGACTTCAGAATTACAGAATATGAGGTTATTTGCCCATCATGAGTGGTGAAGTAATTGTCATAGTCCTAACAATCGCTGTATTCGTAGCACTATTTGCAGCGATTAAATATTTTGGTGAGGAATTATTTTGAAAACGATTATCGCCGGAACACGAGATATCAGTTGGGAAGAGTTCGTGATTCAGTGGAATAAGATTCCCAAAGAGATACGAGCATCTATTACCGAAGTCGTTTCCGGTGGTGCTCGTGGTCCAGACCAGCATGGAGAGTGTGTAGCACGTCGCTGCAAGGCTCCAATTAAACGATTCATACCTGAGTGGCACATTCATGGTAAAAAGGCTGGAATGCTTCGTAATGCCCAAATGGCTCTATATGCTGACCAAGCAATCATCTTCTGGGATGGTGAGTCAAGGGGTACAAAGCACATGATTGATTGCATGAAGAAGAAAGGGAAGCCTTGCTATGTTTACTAACCCTGAAAGAGGTGTTTACGAAGAGAATCGTGAATTAAAGATTAAAAACATTGAGTTATCCGCTGATAATGAAATGATGAAACATCGAATCAAAGCTCAACAAGAAGTTATTGACAGGCTCACAGAGTGGTTGGAACTTTTTAATGGTCCGATGGAATCAGCAGTAATTCAGCGTAAACTTGAAAAGCCGGTTCAATTACCATTTGGTCGTGAAATATATGAGTTTCAAATGGTGGAGCCTTATATGAGGGATGAAAGACCAAATCCCAATGTCACTGAAATTAAGAGATTGAAGGTTACTTATGAATGAGTTACAAGTTTATCAATTCTTATTCGGGGTTACATTTGCTTGCAACCTCGGATTAACAATTTACGCTTGGCGTCTTAACAAACGTCTTAAGCAAACAGAATTTGCACTTGGCATCTCTTGGGCATTGAGGTAATATAATGGTTCAGGTTGTTTTCGCATTAATGGTAGAAGAGTCTGTTGAAGGCGAGTATGCTTTTATGGTCCGCAGTCTGCACCACACAGAAGAAGGTGCAAGAGCTAAAGCAGAATCTTTAGGTATTCATAAACATAACTATTACATTGAAACAATGGAGGTTGAAGCTTGAGTGCTTTAAACACTATGGTTGGTGGGGCTCATTATCAAGGTTCCAACACAATTCAACCAATTCAGTTCTATCATGCCAACCCTCAGTTGGATTTCCAACAGTGTAACATGATTAAGTATGCCTTTCGTCATAAGAATAAGAATGGTCTTCATCGAAGGTATTTACTGAAAGTTATCCATTACGCACTTATTGAAGCGGAGTTGTACTACTGTGACGACACGGAAGGTCTGGAGACATTTAAGCGACAGGCGAAGGAATTGGTCAATGGCTAAAAGACAGCCTGTGGATTTACCTTTCAAAACAAGACGATGATGGCTATGTTAATTGCACTTGTAGTGCTAAGGTTCCAGTAATAGCTGCTGAAAGTGGATACGGAACAAAGCGTGGTGAAATGTGGTCATGCCCATCTTGTGATGAAGCAGTAGCCATTGCAGTCAAGAAAGAGCTTGAGGAGTTACCGTTTTGACAGTACACTTTCATGGAGGTCCGAGTTTGGGGCGGTGAAGGTGATGAGTTGATTAAGGCGCTCTACCGTGGAGGTGGAGCCCTAGTCTCCTTTCATCGACCAGACCAAATCAAAAGGATTGTTCAGTTAGATTGTGAACTTGTTCTTGACAATGGTGCTTTCTCTGTTTGGATGAAATCCACAAGGAAGGGTGAAATTGTTGATTGGGACAAGCACTGGTCTAAGTATTATAGCTGGGTTAGCTCTCTTTTTGGTCGTATCAGCTGGTTTATTGTCCCTGATGTTATTGGTGGCTCTGATGAGGAAAACGACGAACTCCTCTCGAAAGTCCCCGAAGAAATAATCAGTAAGGCTGTTCCAGTCTGGCATAGTGAAGGCTCATTAGAGCGCCTAGGAAGGCTCTGTGAGCGTTTTGATAGAGTTGCCATAGGTTGTATGGGTAAACACAAATCAATTCGTTCTAAGGCTTGGCGTGAGCGTATGGATGAGGTATTTGACTTCATCTACATTAAGAACAAGTTTGATGTTAAGATTCATGGTTTGAGGGCTTTGGATGTTCGTGCCTTGAGTCAATATCCGTTTGCTTCGGCAGACAGTTCTTATGTTTCGATTATGGTTCCTAAAACCAGAGTCAAAGTTCCTGAGATTCAGGACAAATTACACAGAGCAGCTATAATGAGAGCTGCAATTGAAAAAGTTTCTCCTCCAACAATTGAAGAGTGGATTAAATCTTATGAATTACGAACAGCTTGAAGAGTTCCTGAAAAACACCTATGATGAATATGATTGCGTTGAAGTGGATAAAGACGACGATGTTATTCTCATCGAAGAGGGTGATTGGATTAACGAAGGAAAGTATGAGTATCAAGAATCAATCTTCGCTGATAAAGAAAAGACTGTATTCTGTTCAGTTGTGATTGGTCGTTCTGGTAGCTACTTCACTGATTGGGAATATGCTGACCCTCAGTACTTCGAAGTGGTTCCAAAAGAGATTAAAAAGACCATTTACGTGGCTAAAAAGTAAACAGTAAATCCACATATAATAAAGGGAACTAAATACTGGTTTTCTTATTATCTTACACTGTATAAAAGAAAAGGGGAAATTAATCCCCTTTCTCTTAATCCTTCGGTACATGTTTCAACATTGATACCCAATCTTGCAAATCAGTGAGTTTGTTGATTTCTCTTTCACAAATCATGTTGTTATCAGTGATTATAGAAAGTTGAACACCATTACTTTGACCCTTTTGCAGCGTCCTTCTTGGCTCCGCCCTTTCCATCAACCTTGACTCCGGATTCAGACCCAACTGTGTTGATAGATTGGTTGTAGAGTTGCACCCACTTATCATCAAGACCATGAACATTAGACTCATTAGTCCTATTGTATTCTTGAACACCTTCTTTTACCTCACCCTGTTTAGTTCGAATCAGTGATAAAGTTACTTGTTGATTCTGAGCAATAGCATTCAACAGGTTTTGAGTACTGCCATAAGATTCAATGAGATTCTCAAGACCTTTGGTATACTTCTGTTGTTGTTCAGCCTTCTCAGCATCAACCCCATATTTATATCCGAGTGGAAAGAGGCAGAGTATTGCTACAATACCTGCTCCCAGTATAACTTGCTTTACCCAAGCTTTGATTGTAAAAATCATAGCACATCCTCTCTAAAGTTGGTTTGAACCCAATTCCTGAAGCCGTTTTTATCGGCCCATTCCTCATGGGTGGCTTTTGTACCATCCTTTCTCTTTTTAGCAAATGGGAATACAGTTCCTGCTTTCTCCCAAACAAAAACTAGCTCTGCATTCTCTGGCAGAAAGTCTCTTATAAAGATGTATTTTCTAGCTTCGGTAGAATCTCGAAATCTTCCCTTTGTTTCAACGAAGTAGATTTTACCATTCTTTTCAACCACAAAGTCTGGCTCGTAAGTGTGAGACACTGTATAAGAAACCTTGTCACTTTTATCGTGGAATCGAGCATTTGGTAATAGGTTTTGGTGGACATGCTTCTCCAGGTAGGAATCGTATCCAGTACCTTTAAGAGATGCTTCCTTCTTTTTAAAATAACGCTTCTTGGTCATTCGTATACCCTAATAAAAAGAAAGGCTCCACGAGGGAGCCTAATTTAGTTACCAACTCCGGTATGGAGTCCATTGATTCTTATCTTCCTTCTTCTTGGCAATTTTACTCTCTTTACGAGATTCAGAGTTGCGTTCCCAGAAGTCTTTATTTTTACCTGAAGGAAGTCTGTATTCGTTCATTATTAAGTACCTTAAAGGAGTGATGTGTAATGGTTACATTTATATTAGTGACCACTACACACCTTCCTTACAATTACTTAATATCTTGAACGTTGATTGCCCCTTCGCTGAGGTCTCTGACACCCTCTTGACGCTTACGAAGATGTTTAATCTTCTTGTTAATAGCTTCAATTGGGAACTTCACGAACTCACGAGTTTGTTCATCTTCAAACAAACCTGCACGAAGTTTCTGGTACATGCTACCATATTCCTTAGTACCTACCTTACCGGTGTAGGCTTCACCGATGGCATTACGTTCGGTGGTAGACAACCAGAGTTCTGGGTTGTTAGGGAATTCAGCTTTACGCTGTAAACCATCAAACAACGCCTTCTGAGCATTCAGCAGAGCTCTTTGTGGGTCACGTTCACCCTTGCGGAATGGACCAGTTGTCAAGTTTTCGGAAATAACATCCATAACAGCTTTGAGTTTGACATAATCAGGTGAATCTGTGTTATGTACACGGTCTGCCAATTTCTCAAACAGATTAGTACCAGCTTCAGTGATAACATCATTATCCATTTGCTTCTCAGCAAACTCTTCTCTAACTGCTTCTTTAGCATCCTCAACTTGTTTAGCTTTGGCTTCATTCAGAGCTTCGACAACCTCGTCGGCTTTCTTAGCCTCTTCCTCAGCCTTCTTAGCTTCAGCTTCCAGTCTCTCTTTACGAACATCTTCCTGACGAATCTTCTCTTCCGCAGCCTTTTTACGAGCATTGGCTTTCTGATTTTGCCATTCATTGAAGTTCGAAACTCTCGCACGACGTTTCTTCAAGTCAGCAACTCTTTTACGCCATTCACCCAACTCAGCAGGTTGCTCAGTTTTAGGTCTAGCCAAAGCAGCCTCATAGGCTTCTTCCTGACCTTTGATGAAGTCGTCAATCACGTTGTACATTTCACGCTCTTTCGTTTGACTTAATGGGCCAAACGCATTACGTTTCTTGTTACCCGGATTCATTGCTTTCTTAAGGGCTTTACGAATCTCTGGCTCACCTTCAACACCAAGTGCCTGGGCATAACCATTAATTTCATCCCAAGAGTCTTGCATTGTACGAGCTTGTTCTGGAACTCTGTTCGCATTATCAGCGGCTCTATCAATGATGTTATACAGTTTACGTTCAGCCGCATCACTTAATGGGGCGAATTGGGAACGCATTCTGTTACCAGCATTCATTGCCTCTCTGATAGCTTTCTGGACCTCTGGGTCAGCATCAACACCACTTGCCTTAGCATAGCCGTTGATATCCCTCCAAGAGTCTTCCATAGTGCGCTCAGGACCCTTCTCAGGCTTCGCAGGACGTACTACCTTGTCACCCTTAGGCTTATTCGCTTTAGCTTCTTCACGGGCTTTAGCGGCCGTTTTCCTTTGGCCAGAACTTTAACTACGTTTGCCAATTGGGTCGGTGTATAATCACTACCCCCAAATCCTTAGCAGCCTTAACTCTTGCCTCATTGAAAGTTTCTTCAGAAACACCTTTGGACATGAAATCTTTCTTCATGTTTGCAATGGTAACTTCTGGGTCAACTACTGTGCCGTCACCTTTCGGAGCGACAACGTTGTCAACAGCTTTCTCAGCAGCAGCAGCTTCAGCCTCAGCTCTACGAGATACTTCAATTTTGTCTTTCGACATTAACAGATTCAAACCACGGCTTGCAGAGTTATCCTCAGCGAACACTCTTTCAACACCGCCCTGACGTTCCAGGATTCTCCAGATTTGTTCCTCTGGGACTGACAATTGAGTAGCTTTATCACTTACAGCCTTATTAACTTCCTTCAGTTGACGACGAAGTCTCTGTTGTTCGTTAATGATAGGCATGGTGTTTTTCTCTTTAGTTGGGAGATTTTTAATCTCATCCAATCTATCAGAAATAGGTCTTCTAACTAAATCAGAAGATTTAACACCTTGTTTTTCACTCTCAAGTTCAGGTTCCACGGACTTCTCTTGTTCACCCTTAGCTTCAGATGTTTTTGGTTCTTCAGTAGCTCTAGGAGCTTCCTGTGTCTTCTTACGAGGGTTCATAGACTGTACTGCATCTTTATCAATTACAGCGTATTCAACACGACCCCTTGGGTCAGTGCCAGCAACAACACCATAACCTTTAGATTTCAGGTCATTGATATAATTCTCAGAGAGTCTAGTAATATCACCTTCTTTGTGGAAGACTTTAGTACCAGGTTTAACCTTAACGTCATAAACAGTTGGGGTGTCGCTGCCAGTCATGCCAGCATAACCTTCAGCATGTGCTACATCAGCCTCTCTAGCACCATAGAACCCACCATATTTACGACCTTTCTTGCCTTGCTTCTGACCGTCACGAACGATTTGGATATCATCAACAGTCATGTCACCTTTACCGGAACCATGAACGATTGTCAAACCTTCATCGCCAATAGTCTCTGATTTACCACCTTCAACACTTTCCAAATGACGTTCGTTAGCAATACGAGCTTCATCTGTTCTACGACGATTGCTTTCAACAATTGCTTGAGCAACAGCCTCGGCATCATCTTTAGGTGCAGCAGGGCTTCTTCTTTGAGATTCAACACGGGCATTAGCAGCATTGTCAGCGTTACGTGAAGCAATCTCTTGTTCACGGGCAGCAAATGCAGCTTCTTCTTGAGCTCTGATATTAGCTGCATCCTCAGCATCAACACGAGCTTGAGTTACTGCAATATCTTCACCAAGAGGTCCCCTTACGACTTGACGGCTTCCATCAGGGCGCATAACAACCATTGTGCCATCATCAAGAACGATTCTAGCTTGGTTATCTGGGTTGAAGTCTTCAGCTTTAGCAGGTTCTTCTTTAGGTGCAGTTCTTTTAGACTGAACACGAGCATCTTGAGACAATGCAGCATCTCTTTGAGCACGAGCAGCAGCTTCCACTTCTGGGTCTACAGGAGTAGGCTCATTAGCAGCAGCTTCTTCAGCCTGACGTCTAGCAATCGCCTCTGCTTCGGCGTCACGGACACTACGACCAGTAAGGTCTGTAAACTCACGAGGACGACCCCAAACATCAAGTTCTGGCTCCTGAACAGGTGCAGATTCTTGTACTGGAGGAGTATCTTCTGGACGAGCTACAGGCTCTACTTCACGACCCCAAACATCACTTCAACTTGCTGTCTAGCACCACCAGTGTTAATACCCATTGATTCTAAATCAGCAGCAGCCTCAGCAGCACCACCTTTGAAATCACCCGCCTCAGCAGCTCTGTTACGGAAGCTTGCAGGTTCTTGAGCCAGTGAACGAGTAACAGCAGAGCCTTCCTCTTTAGCTTTACGCAGTCTACGCTGAGAAAGCTTACCACCAATCTCAACACCAGTTCTACGCAACAGTGGAACCCAAAGGTGTCCAGTAGCAACAGAAGCAGCATCAATCATGTTACCAGCTTGAGCATTAACCTTCATTGAGTTAGGGTTAGCATTCTTAATAGAAGTGTCAAGTTTCTTAGTACCACGAGAAACTAACAGTGCAGTTTGAAGGTTTGATACACCATCAAAGCGGTCACCGTCATCTACTAAGGATTTCAAACGGTCACGAGTACCTGTGAGTTTTGACAATCTTTCAATGTCTTCAACTGTACGACGAAGAGTGTCCATGTCAGGAGCTTTGCCGTTGTTAGCGTCACGAATCATCTTCTGATAAGAGTCAAGGTTACGAGACAGGTCAGTAAGATTATCTTTTACACCACGTTCAGCATCACGAGAATTAGCACGAATCGTCTCAATCAGTCTGTGGTTAGCAGAAGCTCTTGATTCAAACTCAGTTTGCGCTTTATCATAAGACTCTTTGAGTTTCTCAGAGAAAGCCGTATCGAATTCACCAGCTTCACGAGCTTTAGCACGACCTGTGATTGTTTGACGAGCTCTGGTAATAGATTCACCAGCATCAGACAGTTGTTGTGGAGAGAATTGGAACCAATCACGAGCAATGTTACCAGTTTCAGGACTTGCAATACCGTGGCCAGCTTCTACATCCCAAATGTTAATTGTGTTAGGGAAGTTGTACTTCTCATAAATCTTAGCAGCATCTTTAACAGCAGATGCAGTACTGTTTTCCATCGCCAGACCAACTTTAGCCTTAACAGCAGAGTCTAAATCGGCAATATTATCAATGTCAATGTTATCAATGTCGTTATCGTACTGGTAACGTTTATTGTCGTATTCGTAAACTTGGTTACGATAGTCATTAGAAGGAGTAATCCCAGATTTGGTTTCAAACTTAACCTGGTCGTCTATAGACTTCTTACCACCTGGATTTTCTGGACTACCAGTAGTTCTGTTTAATCCGGAAAGTGTTGCATGTAAACCACCACCTGCAACAGCACCAATTGTAGCTGCTTCTCCGAGGTTTTCATTCCAAGGACGGCCAGATGCCAAGTTAATAGAAGCTTGAGCAGCGGCGTTGGATGTAGCACCCTGAGCAGCCTGAACCGCTGTACCAGCAGCACCTCTACGAAGAGGACTGGTCAGGGTTTTTGCAATATCCATACCTTTCGATGCCATACCCATTGTAGCAAGGTCAACACCAGCAGAGGTAATACCTGCACCAAGAGCCGAATCGAGGTCTAAATCTTGATTATTATCCAACTGAGAAGCAAGTGAATCAGCAGTTGTTGCACCACCCATCAAAGCTGCACCTGCAACAGGGTTAGCCAGACCAGCGGCAATTACAGGAGCATATGTAGCTGCACCAGCAGCAATTTGACCTGCATAACCAAGTTTTTCCATATCTGCTTTGTTCTCTGCACTAGCAATACGAGCGCGAGAGATTGCATAATCAGACATATCATCATCGCCTACTGGAACGAATGCAGCAGCAGTCGCCCTACCAAGACGAGACATACCAGAGCCGATAGAGTCCATTATAGAACCATCTTCCTGGTTGTATAAACCCCAATTACGACCTTCCTGTGGAGCGCTTTGAGTTTGTTCATCCGGACTCGTCTCACCACGAGGTGAAACTGACGGAGCACCCGAAGATGCCCCATATCCAGATTCTAACTCCTTTAACAGTTCTGGGTCAGTTACTAAGTTCATTCATCTCTCCATTATTGTGGAACTTCAAACCACTGTCCTTGTGGACTTTGTGCGTAAACCTTACCGTTCAACTCTTTAAGTGCTTTCACATTACCCTGAGTGTACTGGTCAACAACATAACGAAGTTCACCAGAAGCATGTGGGTTAGTTGCCAGCATTGCAACAACACGGGATTGTGCTTTCTGCTCTTGTGCGAGTTTGGTATCACCAGGACGTGGGAAGTAAATCTCACCTGTGGTTTTCCATTCGCCTTGAGAAATCGCAGCACCAGAGTCTTTACGAAGCAGAGGAGCAAGGAACTCACGTTCACGGTTAATAGTGGTAACATATTTCTCATCCAACTGCTTAGCAGCAACCTCTTTGGTTTGGTCACCAGAGAAGACCATATCGGTCATTGCAGCTTGAGTTAACTTGCCAAACGCATTGTTGGAGTAAATCTTGTCAACACCACCATAAGATTTAACAGTGTCTTCGTAGTTCTTATAACCCTGTCTAGCACGAGTGTACCAGTTCTCAGCCTTAGCCAAACTTTCTTTATACTCAGCACCTTTAGCAGCAGCTCTTTCAGCTCGCTCTTGTCGACGAATCTCACGTTCTTCTTGAGCAGCAGCCATTGATTCACGACGTAAAGCAGCCGATTCTGCACGAGCAGCACGAGAATCTTCCAACTGTTGGATTTTGATATCTCGGTCGAACTTGTCTTGGTCGAGCTTATATTGACGCATTTCGTCAGAGTTTTCGTATTGCAGGTTGTTGAGTTGTTGCAGGTTAGTCTGCATTTGAATCTGAGCAGCTTGTTTCTTCATAGGGTCTGTCAGAACATCAGATTTACCAGTGCGGACGTACTCTTCAACTTCAGTAGGCGTGTAACCTTGAGAAATCAAATCTTGAGCCCATGCACTTCTACGTTCTTGACCATACATGTCACCAAAGGCCTGACCAGCAGCAGCAAAAGATGTTGCTAAATCATTACCAGACAGTAAGTTCAAACCAAAAGAAATCAAACCATAGTTAAAAGATTGAGACTCATACCAAGCTGGCATGTCGTCCATATTAAAAGCAGCTTTCTTACCTTCTTGGTCCAGTTGCATATTCTGCAATTGCTGAGGAGTTGGTGCTTTAGGACCACCTTCACCAAAGTTAATTTGACCAGAAGTACCACCTACACCTGCTGATTTATTCTTGTTCTTAGCAGCCAGGAAACCTTGTGGATTCTCAGCAGCATCAGGAACATCAGTATAACCATCTTTAGCAGCTTGAGCCTGTTGAACTGTCTTAGCTTGAGCCTCTTGCTGCAAAGCACCTCTTTGTTGAGCTGCTTGGTCTTGAGCACTATATTGTGTCGCTGGTTGTGTAGGTAATTGTTGAGCTAATGCACCCTGAGGTGTATTTGGGTCCTGTTGAGGAGTCTGTTGAGCTTGTTGGGCTCTTCTATCACGTTCAACTTGACCTTGTTGTTTAACCCAATTATCACGCTCTTCAGCGGAATTAGGATAACGACCATTAGCTTCTTTAAAATCATTCTCAGCAAGAGAAGTGTTAATAATAGGACTAACAACTCTCTTCACGTTTTGCATACCAATTTGATACCCGACCTCTGGATTAAGAGCGCCAATCGCATAAGTCATTAAGCTTGGTGAATCTGCCATTATTGCCCCTCCATCTGAGCTGCCTGTTCAGGTGAAATACCTTCAGGCGGGATTTCTTGATTCTGCGGAACTTGTTGTTGAGCCTGCTGAGCACCTGTTACCTGTGTGATTGCACCAAGAAGGGCTTGCATTTGACGATTCTTCTCTTCTTCTTGAATCTTAGGCTTATTACGAATGAAGTGCTGTTGGGTATCTCCAACAAATTGAGTAAGTCTCTGACGTGCAACCTGTTCTGGCATATAACCAAGTTTAACTTGTTCACGAAGACCTGTAGCCAGTTTGGTCATTTCATCCATGACACCACTAAAATATGGGTCTTTCTGTTTATAACCTTCAAAGGCGTTGTAGAAGTGAGTATCTTTATAAGATTCATCTTCTTGCGGGATTGGGGCTTCCCCAGTTGGAACACCTGATGGTGAAACTGGAGCTTGTTGTTCTTGAGGGCGACGAATCGGAACGCCCGCTTCTTCTAGTTGTCTAGTTGTATTCTGACGTCTTTCAGAACGGAGTTGATTCATGCGCTCTAAGTAGGCATTAGTGGCCATCTAATTCTCCTTAGAATTTAATATTAGCAGCTCTTGTAGGGCTGTTATATAAGTCACTGTACGTCTTTGTTAGTGCCTGATTTTGGAAAGCCTTACGGTCAAAGTTGAAACTTCCACGGTATCCAGGTGCCAATTGAGGTGCTCCCAATTGTTGCTGGTCTTGGTCACTAGGTTTGACAGAATTCATTAATCTGGAAATCTGACTCCAGGTATCAGGGTTACTCAAAGCCGATTTACCAGTGCCACTTGCATAACTAGCAGGAACAGCACCTCCACCAGAGGTGATTGCACTAGCGGCAGCTTCCTTACCCAGTAAAGCAGGTGAAAAGGAGCCCATACCAGCACCAGAGGCAGCACCAGCAGTACCTGCACTGGATGTTACAGCACCAGAACCAGCCATACCAGCGTTACCCATGTTAATTAGTGCCATTGTTGATGGAGCATTCGCAGTGGCAGCAGAAAGAGCACCAGAGGATGCAATACCTGTACCAGTACCTGTTGCAGCAACACCACCAGATGAAGCAGGAACCAGATAAGCACCAGCACCAACGCCACCAAGGGCAGAAGAACCAGTAGCAGCAGCTCCACCACCGGCTGCGGCACTACCTGCACCTGAAGCGGCTGCACCGCCAGCAGCAGTTGCACCATATGCACCAGCAGCATAGATACCACCAAAGATAGAGCCAACAGCAGCACCTGCTGTCTCAGTTGGGTGAGAACCTACCCAACCTCTGATACCAACATCATTGAAGAGTTTTTCTTCCATGTCATTGTTATCACCAAAAGTGTGCTTCCAGGAACTAAAAGCTTTATCAGGCTTACCCTTTGCTACGTTAGTTATAATATCCTTAGGTTGGTCCCAAACTGTCTGTTTGACATAATCCAAACCATCTTTTAAAAGGTTTCCCATCACTCCTCCTTAAAAAGGGGCCGAAGCCCCTTATTTTTTACCTTTCTTCTTAGCTTTGGAATTCTTCGGAGTAACTTGAGTTTGGTCATAATCAACCATCAATTTACCATCCGGAGCTTTCTTAACTGCTTCAGGTTTCTCTTTGGCAACTTGCTGAGCAAGAACACCAGAGCCTTTACCCTTCATGCCCTTCTTCTTACCAGCTTCGTTCCACTCCCACTCATAAGTAGAAGTACCATCTTTGGTCTTACCGGTTTTCTTAACATTCTTCTTCATAGAAGCGTCAGACCACCAACCGGCTTGAGCACCAGCACCAATAATGCCAGCACCAGTGGAACCAAGACCCATGACAGTTCCGAGCATGCCACCACCGCCACCAGATGCTGTATTCTTGCCAGTAGAGTTGGAAGTACCACCCATACCACCAACCGCACCAACCATGCTAAGGTATTTAGATAAATTATCCCATCCAGCATTAGCACCGCCTGTTTGGTTAAACCAATCATTTTCGGCTTTACCTTGAGCCTGAGTTTGGGTAGTATTAGCAGCAGTGGCTTCGTTCTGGAGAATGTTCTGGTAGATACCAGCATTACCAGCTTGAAGTTGACCCTGATTCATACCCAACTGACCAAGAGCACCGGCAGCAGAGAGATTAGTTTGTTGGTTGCCTTGCAGAGTACCCATAGCTTGCTGATAAGCTGAAGTACGTGCAGCATTTTCAATGTCTGCTGTACCACGGGCAATTGCCTTGTTAGTTTCACCAGCCATTACACCCTGAGCAACACCAGCACGGGAGGAACCCATATTACCTGTTGCACCAGCTTGCTGGTTAAGTTGATTGACTTGTCGGTCATAATTCTTCATTGCATCTTCAGTGAGATTACCCACTTGAGATTTAACAGTATCGGAATCATACAACTGACTTGCCAAGTCGTTAATTTGTTGACCTGTAATACCACCAGAGGTCATACCACCTAATGCAGAACCAGCTTGATTAACATTACCAGCAGCACCAGAGGTAATTTTGTTGATATTATCAGCTACTTGGTTAAGCTGGCCAGAACTAGCCAGATTACTAAGAGATGCCTTCATCTCTGGAGTCAAATCAGGGAACTGTTTATCAATCCAGTTACCATCAAGACCACCAGTCTTTTCGTACTGTTCTTGAGCTTCAGACAGAATATCCTTTAACTGACCTTGGGCAGGTGCCCACGGATTATTCTCAGTCTTCGACTCAGTTTTAGTAGTCTGTGACTTCTTCTTACCCATTTATCGACTCCTCAATTTTTAATAGTCGGATAGTTAAGCTCAATCGGAGGTAAGCTGTGAATAGCTCTGAGCTCATTCAACGACTTAACGATTAAAAGCATGTTATCTGTAACCCAAATCAAAGCCTGAGAGACGGACTCGAACTCTCGGTCCAAGTCCATCTTCATTTGTTTTTCATCAAGAAAAAGTGGCTTATAAATTCGATAGGGTTGTTTTGTCCTATCAATTACTGCCATTATCTATTCCCTTCTCTGAAGTATTCAACATCATAGCCAACCATTGACCAAGTACCTTCAGAAGCATCTAACAGCCTAATTGCTGGATATCTGTAGTTACTGAAACAGTCAACCTTCGAATCATTCTCAATATCAAAATCTTGCCAAGAATCCCAAGTTGGCTCCCCATTTGGACTATTAGAACCGCCAATATAAAATCTAACAGTCCCCTCACCTCCCATTTGTGGATAAACAGCTCTCCACCATTTGTGATAGGAAATATCTGGCTCTTGTTCATCAAAATCAAGTGCAGCTCTTTGCAACTCACAAACAACAGGAACAGGGTTTGTTGTTTCAGTGGTAGAGTTCCACCTATCCCATGTATAACCAGCATCGAGTTGGTAGAAACACATGTGAGATGATGCACCAAACATTACATGTCTTGTAAATGCCTGGGCCTCTCGTTCCCAAGTATCATCGGGAATTTCAGGTTCTTCCCACGGATATTCACCATATTCTTTTGGATGTTCTGGTGTTGGTACAAAGAATTCATCATTCCAGAAACGAGTATCTGTTTCAGGAGAGATACCAATACCAATATCATAGACATATGGAAGGTCTGTAAAAGACCAAGTATCATACTGCCAAGACCAAACAGCCGCTTTGTCACAAGCGTAAACTTTCTCTGAGTTTGGACCAACAGACTCACCTGTGTTACCACTTGATACATAGGCAATCCAAATCTCTTTTTTAGCCGGATACGCATATACACGAGTCGCATCGTAGTTATTTTGAGAGATTTGACCCATCAAGTAATCTTTAACTCGACCAGTTGCAACAGACTGTCTTGTTGAACCATTATGAACGAAGATATCATCTTCAGAAATAACAAAATGCTTACCTTCAAATTCAACACAACAGTTTGGAGCTAGTATGCCAGAATCAGAGAAGATTTTACGGAAGTTAAAAACCATTGTACCACCAACATAGTCCATAATGAACGTATCTCGGTTAGTATAGACTACAAAGGAGTCACGAAGAGGTCTACCATCAATGATGTGAGAAAGTGAGTCTGTCAGGTCGTTAAAACCGCCATCAGAAGTGTCACTGTCTTGATACCAGTTTTGAGGTAATTGACCAACCATTGCAACGTCTGACCAACGAACTCGTTGAGGATACTCAACACCTGCTTCCCAAATACCCATACACAACAGGTAGTTTTTGAAAGCTCGAATCCTGTTGGCCTTCCAGTCTACGGTGGTAGAACCAGAGGAATTAGGTTTACCCCAACCAGGCAGGTCACTGAAATTCGCATCACCAGGTTTAATACCTTGTGGGTCTGACAGTCTTGTGTTAAAGATAATGGTGTTTGAAAGTGTAGTATAATCCCAACCATATTGAGGTGTAGCATTATAGTCTACAAAAGCACCACTTACTTTCTTAGAAACTTTAGTGTGTGTGTTACCGGAAGCTTCCCAGAGTTCACCTTTCTTTGTAACAGGGTTATAAGTCCCGTATAAAAGTGCCTCAGTAAGTGGACGCTGAACAACACCCAATGGATGCTGTTTTGGCATTGCACGAGTGAGTGAGGCCTTAGCCCCACCAATCTTCTGAACCCTATTGGCTTGGAATCTAACGTTGTTAGCCCAAGACCAGTCAGAGGGCTTTAAGTCGTATGCAGGGATATCAGTTGTAACACCGGTATTCCCGACACTACGTAATCTCATAATTGTCATGGACTAACTCCCATTAAGACATTCTACGCCACATGTATACGGTAATATAGGGCTGAATGTTGTTATGTTTTTGGTTACCACCAGTAGATTGAACACCGCCTGTAATTCTCAATGCGTGTTCGTGAGCACCACTGGTTGAGGTAAAATATTTACGAGACCACCTAGACCCATCTGAGTCAGCATCATACCTCGCAGCTTGTTCTTGAGCAACACCCCAGTGGGCTGGTAAGTTATCATCACCAGCATATTCATGGTTGTGAGAACCAGCAGAAACTGCTGTACCACCAATATCATGACCATGTGCGTGAGCAGGCATTTCACCAACAGTCAGTGTGTGATAATATCTACCACCAGTAACAAGTGGGTTTTGAATATTTACAGTATCAGAACCGTCATTACCAACACCAACACCCATCAGCACACGACCAGGTGCAAACGCTGACCAAGTACCAAAGCCAAGGGTTGCTGCTGGGTTTGTATCTGTGGCTGAAATGTAGATTGAACCTACAGGCCAAGCTGCACGAGTTGCACCACCTTTGTTTTCCAAGTAATCTCGGTTAACAGCGTCATTAAGACCAATCGTACCGTCACGAGGAAGTGGAACACCTGTTACGATGTTTCTGTTAACAAGAACACCGCCTTTATTGAAGTTAATTGTCTTTTGAGTACCATTAAATAGTACTGAACCATCAATATCCGTTGAATCAGATGAGAATTTAAAATTCTTATCCAAGTTATTCATGGATGCAGAGGACATTGTTACAAAACTATTAAATCCCGCAAAGGTTTGTTGCAACACTCGTTTAATCATACGAATGTGGTCGTCACCCTCTTTAATCAAGTCACCTTGACGGGGATATGTAATCTCTAAGTCAGAGATAAACGATGCGACTTCTACCGTCATTTAGATTTCTCCCGTTCATTTAAACTGTTCACAACTTCAGAGAGAGCCTTAATCGTTTCTGCCTGAACTGCTTGAGTTTTGTCTATTCTATTAAGTATCTCTTGTGTAGTCTTCACGATATCCCGCTGCTCAGATTGATTATTTTTTAAAACCTGAACATCTACATAGGTATTGAGACCCACACCTATGGATGCAACCGATAGTGAGGTTGCAATACCAATCATGATATTCTTCAGCGAATTTTCCATCTCAATATCATCCTATATTACCGCCATTAACATAAACATTAGTGGCGGTTTTGTTAAAAAATTACTTAAGGAGTAGTCGGATGGGTTTCATCATACCACATTTGCCATTTATAAGCAAAATCAGCATATTTGACAAGGAAATCAGCATATCCAGTCTGGAAAGCTGAGTATTTTGTGTTAAAATCTGAAATCTTAGCATCAGTAGCAGTAAGCATGGCTTGCAACTGAGTTTGGATTGTATTAACATCAATTAAAGCCGCATCAATATGTCCAACCTGAGCCTGCACATATGTCAAAGCATCCGCTGTATACTGTGCGTTAGTAGAGGCGGACTCAGCCGCATTCTGTGCCTCACTAACCCACTGTGCTAAATCCTTAACGTTAGTCAAATCATTGGAAGTCCAACCAAATTGACTAGCGTTAGGAGTACCAGCAGCAACGACAATTTGTGCAGTGCTAGGGTCGGTAGCAGATAACGTTCTAACAACACCATTAGCACTGTACATTAATTAATCCTTCTTACGTTCGTACATGTTATCGCCAGGGTTCATCTCTTTATACATAAGATACAAACCTAAGCCCCTTAAAATCTCACCAGACCAGAAACCAAAGAACATACCATTGTTTTCAGGACCAGAGCCAGTGTTAATTCTTGGAGCAGGAGACCAGGACCCATCCATTACATGATTTGGGACACCAGTAACAACATACTCTTTCGCCAGTTCGTTTACCAACATTTCAATAAGTCTATCCGAGTGTTCTACTTTGGAACCTGCAAGGTATGAAATACAAGCACCAGCAAGCCACAAACCACACATATGACCTGTAAAATCAGTTGGGTCACAAACAATTCTACCATCTGTTGTGAAATCAGTAGGTGAAACACCACCATTTTCACTCATCAGTTTGTAGAGGCATTTAGTCCAGTTTTCAACGTAGGTTTTCAGTTTAGTTGGAACAGGTCTACCAGCAACAACAAGTTCATACCAAGCACGAGCTGCCGAGAAGTATGCACGAGGTTGATAACCAGCCCAAGCATGACCATCACCCCAGTGGTACATTGTCCAAGTGTTTGGTGTACCATATTTGTAGTTATCCCACCTATCCCAGATATAAGCAGAAGCACCAGGGCCAAGGATACCAAATTGTTGATTAAACCAAACTTGAGATTGATATAAAAACTCAATCATGTTTGTCAATTGGATTCCCTGAGGGTCATTCTGGTCATTATAAACCCAAATAAATGGGTGTTGATAACCTGGATAAGGCATACCATGCCAACCGTCAAACTGAGTTGTTGATTCTGAACTATAGATGTTCGAGAATGGGATAACACCTGGTGTACAGAATAGACCACCTTGAAGATTCCCAAGAACCCTACAATCACCGAGTTTGAAACCAAATTCATCATCACCAGCGATAGTTACAGTGTACATCATGAGAACTTGTTTACCACTTCTGTATGTCTGTGGAATAGTGTTTACACAATACCATTCACAATATGCAGTAAGTGATGCACTGTTCTTAGTAATTGACATTTGGCTAACTTCACCTGTACCAACAAAGCTTTTAGGCCTTGTTGGAGGATTCCAAGGAACACCTGGAGGCCAGTCAACAGGTTTTTGTTCATTCTGTTGCCAACTGTTCAATTTGATTTGAGACCAATCAAGTGGGACTTCTCTCCATTGTTCACCTGTGCCACTTACCAACCAATGCCATGCCCATCCAGCATCATCTTTTACACCAATCTCCATGCCAGTGTTTGATTTAATAACAATACTGGTTGGTTTAATCTTCTCAGCCTCTGTTAACCAGAAACCGATAATTGTACCACCATCATCTGTGGGGAAGTTTGTGTGTGCTACAATTGAAGAACGACCGTCGATAATATTAGATGAGTACTGCATTAAGGTTTGTGCTGTTCCATAATCCACAACAACACGAGCATCTGCCATGATGAAGTCTTTACCATTGGAATCAACCAATTGGTAGAAATCTTGCATCTTAGTCTCAATTGCAATTGGAGTAAAACCAGGGGTATATGGAAGTTTTGCTTGCCATGTAGCCCAATTTGCCTCTGGTGTTTGGCGAGATGGTGCAACTTTAATCTTAACAGAAACATTAAGAGGTTTACCAACTCTATCCTGACCTGCAATCGTGGTAAGAACACGAGAGTTATTGTCAATGTCAAACCAAACAGATTGCTGTTCCATAGAATGTTGTGCTGCCTTATCCAATTGACAATCAATATAACCCTGAGAGTCACGAGTATAAGTCACATCAACACCATCTGGGTAAGTGTAATCATAGGAGATACCATCAGAGAACGGACCACCTGCACCAACCTGCTTGCGGAAGAAGTAGTCGGTACGGTCAATCAGTGCATATTCTTGACAAGTCTCAATTACACATCGATAAACCAAATAGTATTTGTCTTTATCTGGGTCATCTTCTGCACAAATCTTCCACATCAGATACGCTGCATCAGCAAACCATTCCTCAGCATCTGCTGCGTTACCATAGTTGAGAACGCCTCGAACCGGTACGTTCATAGGTCTATTATGCCAAGGGGTGTTTCTGTCCATCAAAAAACCACCATGCTCAACAGGTTGCCTGTTACACCAGTTAGCCTTGTGAGGACCGTTGACACTTGTGTTTTTAAGCTGTACAGTACCTCTTTCAGATACTGGGTGACCTTCTGATAAAATGTTACCATCCCAGTCAATTTTCTGACCTGTATACGCTATAACCCAATCTACATCATATTGAGTACCTTTTTTATTCCAATCAGTAGTAACACCATCATCTTTAAGGCCGTACACTGTTGCAACGATTGATTTCCAGCCAAGGGCACCATCAAAGGCAAATGTAAATTTGTCCAGATACTCGCCCCAATAGGGAGCACCATGTGGAATTAAAGTTCTACCATTAGTCCAGTTCAGAATTTCACCTTGGAAACCACCGTGGGTTGGGTAACCATCTGTTGCAAGAGGCCAGTTGGCAAGAACAGGTTCTTTACCGTTAACCAACCAGTTACAGATATATCTCATAGGAGTTGATGGAATTGGATTATCACCCATTGCATTGTAGAAATAGTTCAAGTACGCATTAAAAGCAGATTTTGCATGTTGTCTATATCTCTCTTCACCAGTACCAAGATAAGCATAAGCATAGCCTAAGATTTGGATTGACTGGGCTTCTGTGGTAGCATCACCATTTGGTTGAGCCTCCATTTGAGCTTCTGCAATGAAGTGTCTGTTGTTAGACATAATACCTTGTGGGTTAAACACGTAATGGTCTAATCTAGCATTATTTGTCAAACCAGTATTCTTGTCGAGGAATCTGAGATGTCCCTCCAACATGGATTGAACATCACTATATTCAAAATTACCATTAACTAAAGCATTAAGCATCGAACCAACCCCCGTTGTAGAAACCATACCAGGATGCACCTGAGTTATAAGTTAAAAGTGTGATTACGTCCACACGACCAGTTAAATATGAAAGTACAGGAGCTCTGTTATTGTTCCACCTGATTGAAGATGGCCAGACAACTTTGTTAGAGCCAGTACCTTGTTTAATTAAAAGGGTTAGTTGTCTTGCTTTGTCGGGACCATCTGAAAACGACCCAATCGTCACAGTAGTCGTCGAGGAGTTGAGAGTCAACCTCTGTACAGAGCCTGCCAGTGGTCCAATTTCAACTGTAGTACCTGTGATTGTTCTGTCCCGATACTGGTAAACAGCCATCATTTGATATTGTTGAATCTCATCTCTCCAAAGACTAACCTGTTGATAGGAAGCATCAACACTTGTCTTAATGTTCTGAGCCTGAGTAACATATTGTTGGATTTGAGTAGTATCAACGGAGATAGAGTTAGCCAAGTTAACCATATCAGAATACTGCTGGTCAATTTGAACTACAATCTGGTCGTACTGAAGTTTAATAGCTAAAACCTCTTGCCTTGAAGCGTCAGCAGCAATTGCAGATGCTTGGGCAGAGTTAGCGGCTTCCAGAGCAGTTTGGACATAAGTGATAATATCTTTAACAGAGGTCAAATCGTTTGTAGTCCAAGCGAAAAGACCAACGTTAGGCTGCGCACCTTGGAGGATTGCAGCATCATCATTTAATGTCGATTCAAATGCTGCCGGTTGTGAAGGGGCACCACTTAAAAGTAAAGACATTGTTTCTCCTTAGCGATTGAAGAATGGAACAACCAGAGCAGAACCAGACCATTCAGCATCGTCCAACTGTTGATTCATAGAGTCAGCAGCTTCTTGAGCTTTTTGCATCCAATAAACTTCTTGCTCATTATCACGAAGGAAGATTGAAGCATGGCGTAGTGCCAGGTACAACATTACATCCGGAGCAACAAGAAGTGAATATGGTTGGTCATTATCAAATTGCATCTCAGGGATATCTTGGTGATAGATAATCTCAACAATGTCACCAATAACAGGTGTTGGTAAGAAGTGAATCTGTTCACCAATACGAGCAAAGAAGAAATTTGTCTCTGAAGTAGAACCGGCTTTCAGAACGTCCTGTTGTGGATTCGGGTCTGTGCCAGCAGCTTGAACATCACTAAAATTACCCATGTTCTTCAATCTCATGAATGTCTCAACATCTGTACGGTTATATGGCTTACCATTTACCATAACATGTTTAGCACTCAGAAAGTCTTGAGGAATTACTACAAAGTTAAAATTCTCATTAATAGTGAAACTGACTTTTGTTTCATAATATGGAAGTTTAACAAGGCGGGTAAACTGCTTTTCAGCGAAGTTAATAAACATTGGAATGTTATTAAGAGTGGCAGAGTCTTTACGGTTGAGCCATAACCCCACTGCCTCTTTAAAATCTTTATAGTTGTTAATCTGAATCATGTCTCCTCCTGAGAGAGTACTTTTACATACTCTCTTAGTTCCTAAATTTAACCACCCTTACCGCGTTTGTAGTTATCTTCTAACTTCTCGATAAACTCATCATCAACTTTGGTTTTGGTTTTAGAGGTAAGCCAACGCGTCACTTTGAAGAACACCCATTGAATCATAGCCTCACCAATTAGCGCTACCATCAGGTTGTACCCAAATGCCACGAGGGCTTTAACAAAGAAAGCCCACATGTTAACTCCTTATTTATGCGTATGGCATTTCTTCCCACCACTTGTCTTCCAATTGGTTGAAAGGAACACCCGCCATAGTTGGGTTGTTCACGTATTGACCAAAAGCCCTCAATGCGCGATTTCTATATTGTTTAGAATATCCATATCTTCTCAAGTTGTCATTAGCATTTTCTAAATCAAGAGAAAAGGCAATGATAGCTTTGATTCTGTTCAATTTCAAATTTGAAGACCAGAATTTCTTAGCTTCTTCAGTTTCAATTGGATAGTTAAGCTTGTATAGCGGAGATGGTACAGCCATCTTTAACCTCCAGAAATGAAAAAAGGGGAGGGGATAACCCCTACCCCTTAGGTTGATTAAGCAGTTACAGTAACTGTCTTATTAGCGGACTTAGTTGGGTCTGCTTTAGAAGTTGCAGTGATTACTGAAGTACCAGCAGCAACACCTGTTACAACACCAGAAGCATCAACCGTTGCATTGGCAGGAGTGCCAGATGTGTAGGTGAAGCCTTTAGTCTGAGCAGAAGACGGAGTTGCGGTGAAGTCAGAACCCAGGTTAACCGTAGAACCTACAGCAACTGAACGGGCAGTAGCATTAGGAGTTACCACTACAGCAGCTTCAACATCAAGACCAGATTGGTCGAAGAAGCGAATACCGTTTACAGTAGCAATTGCACGGATACGGGTAAAGCCGGAACCAACAGCAGTAGTCACACCAGAGCTGTTAACAGTCGCAACCGATGTATCCAGGGATACGTAACTCCAAGTTGGAGCAGGGGTTGAAACATCAATTGACTTGCCAATAGTCTGAGTCTGACCTACATACAACGGCTGATTAGAGAAGGAATCAGTAGAAACACTTCTATCATAAACAGTAATTGTAGCAGTTGCAGTCTTAGTTGGGTCACCAACAGAGGTAACTGTCAAGGTTGCAGTACCAGCACTTACAGCTGTAATCTTAACAGAACTACCTTGGATTGCAACAGTCGCAACAGCAGGAGCAGAGCTCACAGCGGTAAACGCTTGGTTTGCAGTGGCAGGCAGGATAGTTACGTTAGCTGTAGAAACTGTAGCAGCAACGGCATCGGAAGTTGCAGCAGCACCAACTTGCAGAGCATTCAAACCGCCGTAGAAGTTCGAATTGTTCAGTGCGATAGAGGCAACTGGGTCAGCAGGAGCAGCACTTGCAGTCAACAGAATACCAGAGGCATAAGGGTGACGGTGTCTCAGGCCTACTTCCATTTCCAGCATCCATTTCTCATAAGAACCATCTTTTGCAAGCTTAGTTCTTTCTGGAGCACGGAGAACCATTTGAGTCCAGTCAGATGCGCTGAGGAAGTAGATTGCTTTTTCTGGCATCCAACGGTTTGGAACCAGTTTATAAGTGCAACCCAGTGGGTCAACTACTTCAGTCACATACTTGTTATAACGAGTGTCTTCACCATCAAACAGCTTAACACGATTACCACTCTGAGAAACTTCCATCAGTGAACTGAAGAAGGAAGCGAACTTAGGATGGAACATGATAATGTTTGCTTTGGAGCCAGACAGATACAGGTTATAAGTAATGTCAAAGATTTCAGATTCAGTAGGAGTTTCACCTGCCATTGCTTTATGAACAATAGCACCAGTATCAGGGTCTGCTACTTCAAAATCTGCAACGAGTTTCTGGAAAGCAGCAGTTCTACGAGGAGTGGTTGTTGCATCACCATCTACTCTATCTTGGTCGGAAAGGAAGATAACTTCCAAGTCACGCTTAATTTCCTTACCTGCTTTCTCCATCTGATACTTCAATTCGTTACCACGACCGTAGTTTGCAAGACTCTGAGATGTGTCAGATACTTTAACGACTTTACGGAGGATTTGGGTAACGTTGTTGAGAGTCAGGGTGGTTTTTCTAATAGGTGCTTCAGCTTGTGAGCCTTCAACAACTGCGTTATTATCAACGGCTGCTTCGAGTGCATCGGTTTGCCATTGGAAAAGAGTTTGAGCAATGCTCTCCTTACCTGTCATGGAAACAAACGGTGTTTCATCTGGAGAAAGATTTGAAATCCAATTCGCAAACGAAAGTTTCTTACCATTCAGGTCATAGGATACTAAAGTGGTATCTGCCATCTAGTTATCTCCTAGAACTTTTCTAAAAAAAAAAAAGGAGAGGATTTCTCCTCCCCTTTAAGGTTGTTAATCAACAGCTATTAAGCTTTGATTGTCAGGATGCCGGAAGCATACGGGTTGCGGTGACGCAGACCAACTTCCATCTCAACCATCCACTTCTCGTAAGAACCGTCTTTCGCCAGTTTAGTACGCTGCGGAGCGCGCAGTACCATCTGGGTCCAATCGGACGGGGTGAAGAAGTAAATGTCAGACTCGCCCATCCAACGGTTAGGAATCAGTTTGAACAACTGACCCAGCGGGTCGACGATGGTAGAAACATACTGATTGAATTTAGTATCCTGACCATCGAACATCTTCATGCGGTTTGCACCAGCAGCCGGAGTTTCCATCAGAGACGCGAAGAAAGCAGCGTGTTTCGGGTGGAACATGATGATGTTAGCGTTAGAACCGGACAGGTACAGGTTGTACGTCAGGTCAAACAGCTCAGCTTCCAGAATGGTAGCTGCGGTAGCAGTTTCTTTGTGAACAACTGCACCGGTATCTGGGTCAGCAGCATCTTTAGCAGCAACCAGAGCTTTAAAGCCAGCGGTTTTACGTGCTACAGTACCGGAACCATCAACCTTCGCACCGTTACGCAGAAGCGCAACTTCGAGGTCACGTTTGATTTCTTTACCAGCTTTTTCCATCTGGTACTGGAGTTCTTGACCACGGCCATAGTTCGCCAGAGCGTTAGCAGTGTCAGAAACACGAACAACTTTACGCAGAATCTGAGTAACGTTGGACAGTACAGTGGTAGAGCTACGAACTGGAGCTTCAGCAGCAGAACCTTCAACTACAGCGTTGTTCGCGTTCGCAGTTTCCAGCGTATCAGTCTGCCATTGGAACAGGGTCTGATTGATTGCTTCTTTACCAGTCATGGAAACAAACGGTGTTTCATCTGGAGAAAGATTTGAAATCCAGTTTGCAAAAGACAGTTTCTTACCGTTAAGGTCGTAAGAAACTAAAGTAGTATCTGCCATTAGAGAATTCTCCTCTGAAAATATTGTTTGTTGCCTTGCGGCTTAGTGTTAAGCTCACAAGGCTTTTCCTTGTTGTTAACATACTATTCTAGTACGTTTTGTTACATAGCCTTACAAATTACTCTATTAATCTTCCAGGAAATTGAAGGAATTACGCAGTTCACGTTCATTCAGACCGCCATTTTCCATTTTCTTGATGATTGCTTTCTTAGCAGCACCCTTCTGGGTCGCTTCAGAAGTAGGAGCAGGCTTAGCAGACGGGGTTGCTACTTTCTTAGGAGAGCCACCTACACGTTTAACTTTTGCTTTAACAACCTGCTTACCTTTATCATGTTGCATAGCCTTGTGAAGGATTTTGAACATAACAGGGTCAACAGAATTAGCAATGTCTTCTGCATTAGCACCATTCTCTACCGCGTAAACCATCAGTTGCTGATACATATCGTTGTTCCAGCCAGGAATATCACGAGCAAGGATTACACCTGCTTCACGCGCCTTGACTTTAAACTCTTCAGCTTCTTTTTCAGCTTTTTCAGCTTCCAACTCTTCTTGAGCTTTCAGAATTTCCTGACGACGAGCTTTATAGCGGTCGAGGAATTCACGGTTCTCAACATAACCTACAGGGTCGTCTTTCTTATAAGCAGCCCAGTCGAAGTCTTCATAATCTTCGATAACACGGTCGGCTTCAAGACGTGCGAGTTCCAGATATTTAGCAACTTTCTCTGATTCCTGTGCAAACGCATTACGAGTGGTTTCAAACTCTTCACGTTCAGCTTTCAGTTCAGAAGCAGCTTTATAACCTTGAATAGCTTCACTCAGAACTACAACTTCGCCTGACGGCAGGGTCACTTCGTAAGACTCAAAGTCTACTTCTTCACCATCTTCATCGGTGACTTCAACTTCGCCTTCTTCCGTTTCCTCGGACTCATCCTCTTCGTCCTCAACATCCTCATCAACTTCATCTTCAGTTTCATCTTCTTCAACTTCATCACCACCAGTCAGGTCAGCGATTTCATCTTCAGTCATGAGGTCTTTGCCAGTTTGTTTGGTGGAATAACCCAACTCGTTAGTATCTTCCTGTACAACATCTTCTAAGTCGAAGAAGTTGAAGTTGTCAGTGTCGATAAACATAGGGTTGGTTACTTCTTGATTGGTTACTTCGATAGCGTCATTAGCCATTATTCACTCTCCTGAATCTTATCATATTCGTTAACATACTCCTGAAGCTTAACCTGTAAACCATCTATAGCTTTAGTTAGCATGTATAGCTCTTCCCTCTTGACCTTTTCGTCGAAGGCAGTTTGAACTATACTCAGGGCAATATCATGTTTAATACTTTGTAAAAGAATGGAGAGGTCACCCCCCTCCATCAAGTTTTTAAGTTTGTATACTAAAGAACTGTCCAAAATTATCTCCCGATAGACACTGGGCGGGTTTGACGTGCTTCGATTTGAGCTTCCATCAACATTTCTTGACGTTTCAGTTCAATCTTCTCTTTCTCAAGAGCAACACGGTCTCTTTCCAAGTCCAGTCTTGCACGTTCGAGTGCCATCTTCTCAGCATTCATATCAACATTGCTACGTGACTCTTGCATCTTCAATGTCATTTCATCAGCAGCTTTTTGTTGCTCGAACTCGGATTTACGGTCTTCGTTATTAACATCGGAAATGAGTTTCTGAGTCTGTACACCAATCTGCTTAATCTGTTCCTGCAATTGCTGGATAGTAAGTTGTTGGATTGGGTCTGGTTGTGGTGGTGGAATCTGGTCGAGAGGAGTCAAGTAATTCTCAACATCGTACACGCCCATAGATTCAAACAGTTGAGCAGCCAAGTGATAAGCGTTCTGAGGTTGCAGGAACTGTTGTAACTGCGGAACCTGAGTCATACTCATCATCAAACCTTGGAGAGCAGCAGCTCTTTCTTTACGCTCACCGTCACCTACAGCAACAGCAACAATCATCTCAGAACGATGAGGCAGCTTACGCGGGTCAAGAGTGACCGTACCGTTAGCAGTTTCGACAAAGATAGGAGTTTTGCCATTCTCACGAACCAAGTTATAGATTGACAGCATCAGGCTCATCATACCACGTTGAGCAATGTTACGTGCAACCATACGAAGACGGTTTTGTGCAGCAGACATTACCATATTAACAGTGGCAGTTGAGTTGTCGTTTTTAAACACGTTAGGGTCTAAGCCTTGGCCAACCTTTGAAACACCAGTACGTTCTTCTTTCTTACTATTGATATACTCAAGCAGAGAATCAACGCCAGCAGGAAGTTGGTGATGTTGGAAAGGAGTAACCGCACCTTGAGACAGAACTTCAATAACAGCACCTGGTCTGTTGTTCAGTAAAGACTCACGGTCATATTGACCTTTAACCGCTTCGTAACGACGGAAGTTAGCGTTCATGATATTATCAATGACACCACGTACTAATGTAGTAGTCAAATCCTGAACATCTTTCGTAATATCGAAAACAGATTCACCCCAAATAGAACCAGGGATTGGGAATGGAGTCATTGTCTCAAACGGGAACTCATTTACTCGGTTGACTTCAAGAATCTGACCATTCAACGTGAAGACTTGAAGGATTTCCATTCGACCAGTAACGAGAGAAGTCTTGATGTAGTTCTCATGTAACCACAGCTTATCAGCTTTCTCATCACCTACGGACAGAACATCACTCACGTTTAAAGGGTTTAAGTTGTTGACACGAGAGTTGGCAATAACACCAGCTTCAATGTCAGAAGAAGCAGGGTTGAGATTCTCAATTGCTTCAGCATCAAATCCCATTAGTAACAATTCGTCCTTACTCTTACGAACTCTGTGACCAATGTAGTTAGCATCTTTGAGTGACCGTGCGGTTGGCTCAACGATTACTTCCTCAAATGGGACGTACTCAACACAAACGCCTTCAGTTGTGATTTCATAAGTCACCTGACCAGAGAAACGTTCTTCTTCATCGTTCTCTTTCTCTTTCGGCTCTTCTGTAGCCATCACACCTTTTGGTGGTTTGATTTCTTCTTTGTCTTCTTCTTCGGAATTATCTTCAGCTTCGAATTCATCTTCGATACCTTCTTCAAACCCATCATCTTCTTTGGATTTCTTCGGTTTAGCTGGAACTTCATCCTCAATCTTGTTGAAATCTTGCTCATCATCCATTTCTTCGGAATGAGTTTCGATAACGTGGTCGTCTTCTTCAGATTTATCTGTCAACTCAGCGGTGAACTCAATGATATCACCTTGAATCTCTGATAAATACAAATCCAACTCATCTTTTGTTAAATCTTCGAACTCTTCGGTAAAAGATTTCTTCTCAGTTTTCCAGTAACGCTTGATGAAGGAGTTACGTGCAACAAGACATTCCTTAAAGGCGTCATGAAGTACGTTGAATCCTGGATTATCACGCAACAGGATTTTATTTACCATCTTAGTGGCAGCCATAGCAGCAGAAGCATCCTTCGAGTGCATTGGAGAGAACTTAACTGCATCCTCACCACTCGTAAAAACGCTCACAAGCTCCTGTAACGTGCCGTTGACACTTTCCCATACACTTCGGTCAACCCAACGTGAAGAACCGCGTGTGACGGGTTCTGGGAGGTTTCCGTAATAGTATTCCCAACCCATTCGAGCACGTACACCCAACTCGCCCTCATGATAACCAATCGCGTGGTTATAGTAAGTACCTACCTGATATTGGAGAGTACTTAGGGTCTCGTCGTCAAGCATAACGTTGCCAGTAATCTTGCAATCTGACATTCTTAACACTCCTCAAAAATTAATAGTTATAATTCCAGCCGTCATTGTACGCAGCGTTGTAGCCAGCGCTTGCTTCACCCGCACTTAATCCTCGTGCAACAACAGAGAGTGCTGAATATCGGGTAGCATCCATCGTATCATCGAAGTCTTTAACGATTTTACCGTCTTTACGGTGATAACGACGTAATTCTTCGAAGAACCGACCGCAAGTACTGAATACTTTGAATCGACCAGTCTTCATCCTTTGAAGAATTTCCATAATGCCTGGTTCAACAAAGTTATTCTTCTTACCAGTCCAATCCAGAGGATTGTAAAACGTTTCAGGCATAACATTGACGCCCGCTTCTGCATAGTAAGATGCTACGCTACGACCTGAGCCACGTTCGGTGTTGTCAGCATCGTGCGGAAGAATAACAGGAATCCAGTTGCCTCTCGCATTAATTGCAGTGGCATGCATTGCAGGAACTCCCGCATCTGCGTGGTAGCAGTCATATACATAGATGGTGTCTGTTGCAGCGTCATAAGCTGTCCAAACAGCAGCAGTATCGTGACTAATACCGATATCAATAGCACAAACCCGACGCCAATGTTGTGGAATCTCAATTGGTTCCATAGCAATCATTGATTCAGGAATGTCATAAATAAGACCTTCACCCATCATTGGTATACCCCTGCTTCGCATTTCGTGTTGCCAAGATGGAATAGACGCCAGCAATTCTTTTTTAGTTTCCTCATCTAAGTGCGGTGCATCATCCCATGTAGCGTTCTGAAAATATAAGTAGCCCGACATATCTTTCATGAACAGGTCTACCAGTTTCGTCAAACCGTTCTCAGGTGTCGCTGTGATGGTAATCAAACCACCAGTCGTAGCAGTACGAGTAACGCACTGAGCATAGATTTCCATAGATTTGAATGGGTCTTCTTCGTCAAGCCAGATATAATCGACTGTCGCACCCATCAGTACGTGTTCACCCTGTTGAGTTGAACGGAATTCGAGAGTAGACCAACCATCGAAGTGACCATTGGCGTCATGATGCTTAATCTTAGCAATCTTGATGATGTTACCGTCTTTCTCAATGTTATCAATATCAATCAGGTCACGCGGGATAGCACCAGTGCCCAAGGCATCAGTGTCTTTACCCATAGGAGTACCGAACAATTCTTTTTGAAGAACCTTTCGCGTCGAATCCCCTGTAATACCGACAGACCAACAAAGAATTGGCTTGTTAAACTTGTGTCCTTCCCACCATTCAGGGTACAGACCAGACAAGTGATAGTACACTTCTACAGCTTCGGAGTAGGATTTACCCACACGGTTAGCCGCGCATAGAAAGCGCCTCTTATACTTTGCACTTGCTTTATAAAAATCTTTTTGAAACTTGTAGGGCACGAAAGTGTTAATACGATTATACTTAATGACCCTTTCTCTTTCCTCTAGTAAGTCAATAATCTCCCACTTAACATGTTCCGGCAAGTTGTCGAAATCGATGTTATTAAAATCCATTTACTAAACCTCCAATACAGACGCGCCCCATGTGGCGACCCTTTAACATCTGCGAAGCGAACGCGCAAAATTTTTTACCGTTCGTTATTTGGTGCAAACACTTGGAATCGAACCAAGCTCTCAAGCTCTTCAGGCAAGCGCTAATCCATCTCAGCTATGTTTGCGAATAAACTCATTCAGCACTTCGACTACTTCTTTAGCAGTTTCCTTTGAGAATACAAAGAATCGTGTTGAATCAAAACCATCTTTACCAATGTGAACTATAACATTCCCATCTTTGTAGATTACGGATTTAACTTTTTCATTCATTGGTAAAGATAGCCCTTAATGTGGAGGCGAGTGCAGGAATCGAACCTACCTTTATTCAGTTTATGAGACTGACCAGTTCAACCAGAACTGTAACTCGCAATTTGGCGGGCAATCGAAGAATCGAACTCCGGTGACTGGGTTTGGAATCCAGCGTAATACCACTATACGAATCACCCATGTTTGTTCTGAAGGAACAGTTATTCCTTTCAGGAATTGGCAGGGACGCTAGGTTTCGAACCTAGGCTGTCGGAGTCAAAGTCCGAAGTGCTACCGTTACACTACATCCCTATTGTTTTGGCGGGCAATGTTGGATTCGAACCAACTACCATTGGATTAACAGTCCACCGCACATCCATATGTGCTTATCACCCTTGTATGGCGTTCCCAGAAGGATTCGAACCTTCAACCGACAGCTTAGAAGGCTGTTGCTCTATCCGTTAAGCTATGGAAACGTAATTTCGCGGCTGGTATTCTTTAATCGTCTATACCAGCGAAAGACGTCCTAAGGTATCCTTACTTACAGCACGTCTTCTCGTGAAAAATTACGTACTGTATCTTGTCTAACCTTAATGAACAACATCAACCCGAAGAGATTGAAGTAACTTATATCAGCGACTTTATCGAACCGCTCACCTTCTTCTCGATATCGGTAAGCACAAACAGCATCATAGCCTTCATTGTCATTACCACTCAAGCAGAAAGGTTCAGTGACAAATCGAGGAATCAAAATATCAAACAGCAGTCCAATCATAGCCACCTACCTTAGTCTTCGTCTTCTTCCTTCGTCTCAACAATATTGCCAGCAAGCAAAGCTTTGAGTCGAGCGTCAATTTGTTCTTTAGTCATGCTCTCTTTCTCGTCCATCTTAACTTCAACAGAGGATGCTTTCGGATAAACGAGGTCAGAAACTTTAGCCGCAGCTTTGAATCTTAACTCAGCGGGCATGTTAGGGTCTTGGGCGATATCCATCATGATTTCTTCCATTGACAGACCATCTTCACTTCGTTCAGCAACACGATTCAACATTCGTTGAGTCATTTTGTTTCTCGAACCTTTAGGTCTTCCCTTACCTGCTGTATTACCCTTGACAAACTGTCCAGTCTTGACGGAGCGACCTTCAATAATAGAATCAATCAGTTCATTATCGTTATCAGTCATTACACATCACTCCTTCAACTAATGTAGCTCCCACCTTCCACCCATCTGTCATAGAATTCATATCCTTACAGATGCTACATTGACTTATAGCACTGATTAAAGAAAAACATTACACTGATACACTGAAAAGATGAAAAACATTGATGGCTATTCATATTTACACTGATAGATGGGATATCATATTGGTCACTGATTGATGGCTTGTCATTCTTATCAGCGTTTGATGGGAGGTCATACCTTAGACAGAGGGCGGGCTCTTTTGAGAAGGGAAATTGAGTGAAGGAGTTAGATAAGAAGAGGATTAAACAAGGATAGTGAATATCCCTGAACCCCTTTCCCCTTCGCCCATGAACTTTAGTTCAAATTTTCTGAAAATCTTACCCTTTACACTGAAAAGAAATAAAATAAAGATATGTAAGTCACACGGAACAATCAGATGCGACCTCATATGGACTATTAATCAAGTCAGGATATCCTCATTATTGAACTCACACGCGGTGGTATAGGAGGCGGGTCGCCACACACGCACACGAAAAGGGGGAAGTGGGTCGTCCTCTCTGCACTAGTACGCTGATACGCTAATTCCCCATAAATATCAAGCACTTAGCCTCCTAGCTGTACATCCATCCAGTACAATCCCTTTATGTTATAACATCACACATCCCCCCCCCATCTGTTACAATATAACATTACAAACCCTTGTACTAGTGTACTGATACAGTGACACGGGAATGGTGATACAATATAACATCACATAATTACCACACGTTACTAATGATTAGCTAACTATCCACACGGTACTACTGATTATCCATACAGCATGGCTATCCATACAGTGTTACTACCTGGTTATATCTCCACCTGTAATTATATCCAGTAAAGATATTGTTACGTTATAACATCCCCGTTATTTTACAAAACTAAAACGCCGGTTTATTAATGGCTAACCTTTTCTATTTTAATATTGAAACAGTGTTTTACTACGTTCGAAACGTTGTTTCTTATCCCCTTCCATCTTGATAACTTCCATCTATCAATAATCCATAATCAATAGATTCTATCCTTTCAGGGGCTGGAAGATACCACATTTTAACCTAAGCGACTGTTTAATAAGGATTAATTCGTATGTGTTTGTTTTCTTTGGTCTTTTCTCTTTTCAGTGTATAGATTTTATACGTATGGGATAACTAATCGCATGTTAATCAATGACTTATCACATTGTTGTATTCATGCGGTAACTATTAAGACTTATCCTATAGACAAGATAGATTAAAGTGTGATAGTCAAAGACTTATTCATAATTTAAAACCTGGTGGATTGGAATTAATCGTTATAAATCAATGAGTTATGAAATAGGTAGAAAATAAGTGAAAATAAATTCTCTTATAAATCAGCGAGTTAGTAACTATTTTAATCTTTTTTAAAATAAACGCTTGCAAGTAAAACCAGGAATCTCTAATATTCAATTCATCGGGAGGCGATACAAAACGCCAAACGATAAAAGGATAAATTTTTATCCTGGATGGATTGACAAGGGTTTTAATCCTGGTTAATCTGACAACGTGTTAAGCGATTCACTTTCATCTAGAAAATCAGATGAAAAATAAAGTGAAAATAAGTTTGACACTACAGAAAAGACGCTGTATAGTGACTACATCAAACGGTGAAGCAGTGATGCAAAGTAACCAGGCGATGTTAGTAAATAGGTGAAGTCGAATCCGACCAAGTAACCTGTAGAAAAGTCTCTTA